CGATCCAATCGTCATGCCATGCGACCACGTGTGCTTTGTCCAGCACCATATAGCGTATGGCTTCTTGCCAATTTATCGTACTCAGGGGTAAAAAGTTGACGGGGGCTCCGTCAGCATTTAGTACTAGCGTGTCCACTTTGATTCCTTAAAACTGCTTTTAACAGTTGATTATACTACAGAACTGTATTTAAGCCAAGATTGATTGAACAAACTCGTTGCCGCTACGTTCCACGGCGGAGTTCCATTGATCTTTAAGATCATTTTCAAAAACGCTTTCGTGGTCCGCACTTGCTGTGAGCCAACTAAAACTATGATCTCTAGGCGGAGTACCTTTGAGTTCTTCCATTAGTTGTTTTGGTGCCCAACCACAAAGGCCCAAAAACAATCTAAAGTGTTTGGGAGAATCTCCGTCACCCAATCTAACTAACAAATCTTCTGCACTACTGATTGCAAATTGCTTGTTGATTTGCATGGTATTTGTGCAAGTCCATTCACTGCTGTGTAGCATACTTAGAGCTTTGATGTTAACTGGTCCGCCCAAGTAGATAAATCCAGGAATGTTCAAACGAATGCCCACTTGTTCACTGAACTCACTAACACTCATTTGGCTACGTTTGTTCAGTATAAGGCCCATGCTACCATTCTTATGGTGCTCTGTTAAAAATATCACACTCTTATACCAAAAGTTATTTTTTAACTTGGGCGGTGCTATTAGTAGTGTTCCAGCTAGACTCATATTAGGCCACATTCATCGCTTGTGTAAAGGCGGCATAACGCATCTTGCGATCGTCTAATCCGTTATATCCTCCGTTTACTATTTTAGTTATAGCCGTGACGTCATCCCAGTTACTGACCCTGGATTGTACATTGGTCTTCCAAAACCAAACGGAAGTTTTTGCACCAATAGCTGGTGTTGAGGCTTGATCTGGATTTTTAAGTAAATCTAAACCCAGTGCTTGGCCAGCTTGTGCGTAATTATGTTTACCAGTTAGCTGAATGTATCCTCGACCCCTATAACGATAGCCGTCACCCTTTTGTGTATTACCTAAATCTCTACGACCTTCGTAACCTTGCTGTGCGGCTGTTGGTCCCCATATTTCACTTAGGTATCTAAAGCCGCCGCTTTCATGACTACATTGTGCCAGGAAGGCCGCAAGCTCTTTGCCCTTAATGCCTTGACTTCCTGCTTCTTTACTCAAGACTGCTCTTGATTCTTTATCGCCCAATGCACTGACTTCAATCTTACCTTTGAACTCTTCTGGCTTGGCTTTTTCTAATTTAGTTTTGTTTGGGTTAGCGGCAACTGCCTTGTTTACTGCTTCAACAGTTTCAGGTGTTGCAATGCCGGTTGCTTGTAATTTGTTATCTGCTTGGAACTTTGAAATAGCCGCACTCGTATACTTGCCAAGAATACCGTCGTCCTTTGTTCGTCCAATATCATAGCCCAATGCCATCAATGCACGTTGCAAGTTGATAACTTCAACTCCTCTACTGCCCATTTTAGGACCAGTTGGTACTTGAATATAATTAGCTGGGGGATCAAATAACCCTCGCTTTGTTGCTTTTGAATCTGGTGTTGGTGCTTGTCCTGGCTTTGCTCCGGCTGTCACTTTTGCCGATGCACTTGCGTACCAACCCATTGGAGCATGGATGCCGTCTCCGCTGGCCACACTTAGTTTGCCCATGTCAATAACTTCAACACCAGCTGGTAAACTTGCTTTTACCAGTTGTCTCAATTGGTTTCGGTCTTGTGCAAATTTGGGATTATCTGTTTCAGCAAATAGAATATAAAACACCTTACAATCTTTTTGTTGTAATGCACTGATTAGGCTAGAGATACGACTCACGACTTGTTGCTTGTTGGGATTTGCCATGTCGTTGGCACCAGCACTTAACACCACAGTACTGCCTGGAGTTACTTTTCCAACAGCATCATCATTGGCTCCATTCATTGCACTTCTACCATTTGTTGCTAGACTGATAAATTTACCTGTGCCGGCAACGGCCACGGCATGACTGTCACCAATGGCATATATTTTTGTGGCTGTAGCTGTTTCTTTAAATTCAACAAATCTCATAATTAACCTTTGTTTGTCATTGGGTCAACTGGCAGGCCAGCCACATGTTTTTCCCAATGCAAATGTGCGCCGGTACTACGTCCTGTATTTCCACTAAGACCTATAGTTTGTCCTTTTTCTACCAACTCACCTTTTTCTACCATAATCTTAGAAAGATGAAAAAACTTATGAACAACCCCGCTTGCATCTAATACAACAAACGTGCCTTCTGGCCCGCCGTTATTTCCTGTACGGGATACTGTGCCGGCTGCAGGAGCAACTATGGGAGTGCCTACTGGTACTGCAAAATCTGTTCCGTTATGGTCCCGCGAATTGCCGCCAAGTGTTCTATGCCCAAATGGACTTGATACACGACCGTCAACTGGTAGGACACTGCCACTGTCTTTTTTATTAAGATGCTGTACAGAAGCTCGTGCTCTATCTCTAGTAGCATTATCAATATTTGTATTCTGACCAATCTTTACTTTGCTAGGATCAGTGGTAGCAACAGCAATAGATTGTTTATATTTGTCAGCAATCTTTGGGAACTTCAACATTGCTTGTTGTGTTAAAGGCCCCATCTTTCCATCTATACCATTGCCGTTGGGTCCAAATCGACCTAAATCTGCGCCAGCTGCCTTTAACTCAATTTGCAGTTTCTTTATATCTGTATTGACATCTTCGTTTATGATAAATTCAACAAATCTCATTCTGCATTGCCCTTCCATACTGGAAGTGGGCCTCCATAGTTGCCGCCTTTGACCTTTTTGCCTTTGACCTTTTGACGTTTACGATTAATGGTAAACTTCTTTTCAGTGTCTCTTGCACGGAAGCCTTGACTGATACAACTACTTAGTTGACTTGCTCCCAACTCACTGTCAGGCTTGGTACTCTTGCATAGTTTGCGGGTAGCTTTGCCTTGTTCTCCAACTGGAGTATTGATCTTGGCTTTTTCTTTTTCAAACTGATCGCTGGGTTTGATAGGTGCCACAGGCTTCTTGTTGTACTTCTTGGCCCGTACACCTTTCTTATGTTCTGTAATAAAGTCTTTTGCTCTCATCATGTATTTAACTTTTTTCGTAGTCTAACCACTCGTAAACATTGAGCCATTTACGGGTTCCCACTGTTTCCTTTAGATGCTTTAGATCCGCACAAGTTTTGTTACGAAACCGCGTTAGTTCTTGTTTTGACACTGGTTCATACTCTATAGGCACCCCTTCTTGTTCTGCAATGTATTCAGCAATGTCTAAGAAACTGTGCGGTAATCCAGAACCCACATTCCAAATGCCACTACCTTTAACTGTATTGATAAACTCCAGTTGTAGTTGGCAAATGTCCCCAACCCAAGTCCAGTCTCGCTTGACCAGTTCAGCGTTTTCCCACACAGTGATCTTGCCTTCCTTACGTGCTTGCTGTCGCCATTTATAGATAGCGTTGGCTCTCTTGCCACGTATGTGCATCCACTTGCCATACACATTGAAGTATCTAAATCCTTGTACAAAGATTGTGGGGTGCTGATTAAACACCCAACGATCAAATAAGTATTTGCTCCAAGCATAGGGAGTCTGTGGACTACAGGCCGCAGTTTCTTCAAAGTTCCGTGTGTTCCCATAGACAGTACTGGAACTGGCATACTGTAGATATGTGCCATGTGTTTGACATTCATTAAACAACCAGCAACTAAAGTCAAAGTTCTGTTGCATAATTGATTCAACATCAGTTGAACTGTTATCAGCTATTGCTCCTAGATGTATTACCCAATCATAGGCTTTGACATTTGGACGTTCCTGTGGATCCCATTCATATCCGTCGATTTGAAAACCTTCTTGCTTGCTCAAAAAAGCTGCCATGTTACGACCAATAAATCCCTCGTGTCCCGTTACTAGTATCTTCATAATTGACCTTTTCAATATTTATTGGCAGTGGTTGACAAGCGTAAAATAATAACATATAATAGACGTATGGACAAATATAAAGACTTCCCTGAACAACCAAGACAAATGACCTCAGCTGAGGGTGAACTGTATTTTAATAATATGGTCGCTAAGATTGATGAGTTCAAACCTACAGAGATTGTGGCTGTGGCACGTAGCGGATTTAGTTACGCCATGTGGACTGCTCAAATACTCAAACTACCTTTAGGTGCATATTGGCCAAACTTATCCGATATGTTCAATACTAGAGATCCAGAACGCATTGTCTTTGTTGATGACAATATACTACAAGGTACCACTTACTTGGCTACCAAACAGTATATGGAAACATATTGGCCCAATGTTGAATGGAAGTGGGCAGTACTGTTTAGTGACTGGCACACTCCCAAGGAGATCCAAAATGGAATTATACAAGGAGTTCGATTACCTTATTTTGCTGAAGAGCCAATGTGGGGTAGCAGAAAAGTTAGCAAAGATTATGGCATTAGATATAGAGATGAATAAGATAGCATTTGATTTGGATGGAGTGTTCATTCCAGACTGTGATCCCATTCCCAATGTGGGCGGCCTGGGTGACTTCCTAATCATGACTGTGTACATGAAGCCTGTATTCAAACCAGACTTTGAATGGCACATTATAACTGGCAGACCTGCTCGTTATAGAGCAACAACAATAGATTGGATCAACAGGCACTTTACCAATAAGCCCATACAAGTTTGGCACGAGTGTTTGGAGGAACTGCCACAAGTTTATAAATCAAATATCATTAACCAAAATGGCATTACCATATTTGTTGAAAGCGATATTGAGCAAGTGCGCTATCTCCAACAGCATACTCAAGCGGAAGTTATCCATTTTGATACATTCTTGGCGTCCAATTTGACAATTCCATACTTGACATAGTTCACTTTCAGTGCTATAATAACAACATAGCAACCACACAGAAAGAGTTAGATGAAAACACTTTTAGCACTATCAGTAATTGTACTTACTGGCTGTGGCTCATTGCCTGCTCCTCTTTGTCCTGGCTCAAGATATTATGATCCGCAAGTGTGTCGTGGAGAGCAATTCCAACGACTCAGCAACTTTCCCTATGAAGCATTGCAACGTGAACAAAAGTGCAACGCTGGCATACAACCCAACATCAATTGCATATGGGGTCAGCCATGAAAGTAATAGTTAAGAACACCATGTGGGAACGTCGTAGCTCTTACTTTTTTCAAGTGCATGAGTTCAATGAATATGAAGGCGATGAAGTAAAAGTCAAATGGGTTACCCCCAATCAATTGGCCCTGTCCACTGGCAATCCAGAATTTTCATTCCGTGTGATTGAAAGAAAGAACATTGTTAAGATTGATGACATGCTGTTTAGTTTTGAAGGCGGCAAACCAAAAACCAAAATTGTCAAAGGCAGTAAGGGTGATGAGTATGTGGTAACACTGGGTGCTACACCGCATTGCACTTGCCCAGGCTTTCAATTTAGAAAATCATGTAAACACACATTGGAGACAGTATGAGCGGATGGAACACAATACAAAGAATCAAACGTGTTGAACAATTAGTTGACGAGATTGGCTTTAAGTTCAGCAAGAGCAAGCATAGTGATTGGACAGAAGATCACGGAGCCCTAAGCCTAATACCAAAAGATGCAGATGCATTGCCAATTTATTCCCGCGATGCGGAATTGTTTGTGGGTAGCATAGAACGACTAGAGGATTGGCTAGCTGGTGTAAAGTGGGCACGTGATTACGATATGATGTGCCGAATTAGCACAGATGAAAAACGTACTGCCGCAGAGCAAAAAGAACGCAATAGGCAATTAATGCGTACTATTAAAGAAAGCAAACGGGTAGAAGGTGCAGTAGAATGAACAATGAAATCACAGCAGAAATGTTGGACCGTAAAATGGCATGGTGTGAGCAAAACGCATTTTGGAAGACAGGAAATAGCGTTCAAACCATGCGGGATTTTTACTTTGAGCAGACCAGAGAATCAGTTGCTGACGAATGGTCACAAGGTGTCACAATAGCCGAACTTGAACAACGGTTAGCTGTGGTGCGTGTCAGCTACAGAACATACTATTCCAAAGATAATCTTACTCGTCGACTGTTTATATTCCGGCCACACTGCACACCTCCAGAAATGGACACAATGTTGGGCATGGGATTTGTGGTTGCTGACAATGGTGACTCCAACAACATTCCTGATCAACCCGTAGAGGAAGACAAACTAAATGGAGTTGAAGAATGAACGAACGAATTCGAGAACTTGCCCTAGAGGCTGGTGACTATGTGAATGAAGTATATACTCCACCTGTTAGAAGTAAAACTCCTGGCAAGATTTGGGAAGATGGACACGTAGATTGGCATACACAGTTTAACGAAAAGTTCGCCGAGTTGATTGTGCGGGAATGTGCCAAACAAGTTGATTGGATACTTGCTGAAGGCGGTAAGACGCAAGGTGATATGCTAAAAGAACATTTCGGAGTAGAAGACCGTGCTATTCCAATTTTGTCAGCCGATGAGGAAGCACTATTATCTGGTATTACATCTAGCAAATTGTTTACCATTGAGGCCGCAAAGAAAGCATTTGGAGTTAAAGAATGAACGAACAAATTAAAGCACTGATGGGCCAGACGCTGGATGAGAAATTCTCCGGTACTTGGTCCACAATGGACATGCAAGACTTGCAGAAGTTTGCTGAACGGTTTGCTGAGTTGATTGTGCGAGATTGTATGGAAGTTGCCAGTCCAAATTATATGGGCACACCAGAAGATAGTGTGTATTATGTTGAACAGGCTATTGATCGGATAGCAGAACATTTCGGAGTTAAAGAATGAACGAACGAATTCGACAACTTGCTGAACAGGCTAGAGAATATGCTACTACACGGCACCCTGTATCAAATATCATATTGTCTGTAAATTCGGACTTGTTCGAACAAAAGTTCGCCGAGTTGATTGTTCGGAAATGTGCTGAGATTGCCCTAGAACAAAAAAAGTGGGTAGAGGATATGAAAGTATATAATCCGCATGATGAAGTCTGGAATAAAGCAAGAATCCAGCAAAGCCAACATATTGTGGACAAGATTAAAGAACATTTCGGAGTTGAAGAATGAATCGACTTGAGCAAAGCAAGGCCTATCTTATGCAATACTTGCGGGCAAGGCGTGCCACACCATGGATTGTGCATCAGCATGCCAGCATGACAGATCGTGCTGTGTCAAGTCTACAAGATTTGGATGGCATAGCAGGAGATTGGAACACCAACCGTTCTTATTGTTATTACTATTACCCACAAAGCACAACCAAATGAAACCAAAGTCAGCCAACGGTGTACAAGGACACTTGATCTACACGCAAACTGGAAAATACATGTTCCGTGTGTACGATGTTGAACACAATTTTGTAGATTATGATTTGCAACATAGTGACTTGTGTGTTACAATATGTGATGAAGATGCGTATTTTTATCTTAACTCAGTATTAGATCATGCGCCAACAACATTAGGAGTTGAACAATGAACAAACATTTATACACTATCCGTTGGACGCAACCATATTCAAATTACAAAGAGCGGCCGTACCTTAGACAATTACACGAAGCATTAGAGCGGGCCATTGAAGCACAAGTGGAACGTAATGATTGTCCGGAAGCACGAACAGTTATAGAAAGAATAATGCAATTATGAAGATGCAACAGTGCGAAGTTGGCCTGTTCAAACTGCCAGGGCTTATTTTGGATAAAGAAGAAATGACTCCAGAAAAGATTGAGGAGTTGGATGCTTGGCTGGCCAGTGAACAAGCAGTTGGAACCCGCATGACTGATGTGCTTTGGAGTTTTCGAACTGAGGCACAAAGAGAATGGTTTATCCTGCGGTGGTCTTAACAGGTAGGCGTATGGGAAAGTCACAAGTCAACGATCTGATTAAACATTTCTATGCCAACATGACTCCTATGCCCAAGATCAAATGGCAAGAGCTTCCAGGGCTTAAACTGCAAGCCTATGTGGATGACATACAACCAAGAGGCTTTGAACGTGGGCTCCGTGAAGATGATATGGATCCTGTACAAGCATGGTGTGAACAATCCAATTGTGGCAAACGTATTAGTTTTAATATTTGGCAGTTTAAAAGTCGCAAGCATATGACTATGTTTTTGATTAGGTGGTCATCGTGATTGATTATACAGACTACATGGTCATGCCCTGTGGCGGTGTTGCCTATTATGATGAGCCAACTAATGGCATGAACTACTTCTGCGCTCAATGCGAATGCGTAGTAAGCAGTGACGCCATGCCCGAGTCGTGTAAACAAGAAGAAGCCAAATGGATTATGTGGGCCGAGTTAGGCGGCAAGGGCTGGGATTACTTTGCAGAACCAGATGAGTATTTTTGATTAGGTGGAGCTCATGAAACATAACTACGTCAAACACAGAGACACTGCTGGAGAACTAGAGTATTTTATTTCCAAGTTTGAATGCCGTGTTGAAGACAGTCGAGAGTACAATCAGTACGTGAAGCAGGCACAATCTTACTATCGAGACTTCTATGACACTGACCGTTCCAAAATAGAAACTGAGATTGTGCCCATGAAAGCCATACATTTGACTCGGGACAACTTAGCAAGGTTAGTGGGAGAACAGGAACACATGCAACGGCTCAGTGATGATCGTGAGTATAGCAAGAAGATATGGGCTGACGCAAGCAGAGACCAGATGGTACGAGACAAGAATCCCGCAGTGGAAAAAGCATATCAAAAATATGTGATACTGTTGGAGTTAGCCCGTAAATGAATATACAAGAAGAACTAATCAATAAGGCCGGAAAACAAATGGCCAATGATATTGATCGAGAAATACTTTGGGGAATGTTACAAGGTATAGGATGGTGTCGTGTTATGCTACCGCGTTTAATAGACAATAATCATGCTGTGGATATTACACACTGGCTAGCATTGAATTGTAAAAATTCTTTTGAACGCAATGGCAGAGATTTTATATTTGAAAATGAACGTGATGCAAATTGGTTTGTGTTGCGTTGGGGAACTGTATAAGGAAATATATGTACAAAACAATTTACACAGAAGTTGAAGTAGATGTTGAGCTTTCGGAGTTTGACACTGATGATCTCATTGAAGAATTGGAAAGCCGTGGGGCAGGTGCCACAGACTATGGTGATGGTAAAGATGTCTTAATGGCTATCTATGAAAAGCGTAGATTGGGTCAGGACTATCAAACTGAACTGGAAGCTCTGATCTATCTAGGACTTGGACGTATCATATGAGCAGTAACACTGGTATAACAGGATTCATTGAAATCTTTGAGGGTAGACTGACCAAAATGAAGCTACACCTTAAAGAAGAATTGGGCAAGGCTAAACACGACAGAGATCGTAAAAGCATACGCAGATCTATTGCTGATGCACGTAAACTAAACCGCACATTGAAAGAAATGCGTAATGCGTCAGCTAAGAAGTGTCCGCATTGTGGAGAGAAACTATGAACAAACGAATTCGAGAACTTATGGAGCAGGCTGGGCTATACGATTTCGTTATTGAGTCGATGGGCATTAATGAAGAAATGGAAAAGTTCGCCGAACTGATTGTCAAGGAGTGTGCTGCTGAAGCAGACAAATGTGCAGAACAAGGAAGTTGGATGGCTGGATATCGAATTAAACAACATTTTGGAGTTGAAGAATGACAGCATATAAAACCAGTATCAAAGAAGTGTTCAGCAATGACACCAATAGTCCATTTTGGCTACGACTACGAGCCAATCCCGGATATACCAAATTTGAAGAAGATTTGGCTCATATTATGGAACAAAGCTTCAAACACAATATGCCCTATAACCAGATTCCCAAAGATAAAGTTGAACTATGACACATACAATACGGGTCACATGTCCACGATGCTTTTTGCGGTTTACCTATACTCAGAAAAACGGCAGGACCATGTTCTCACACGTTGTTAGGTGCCAAGGATGACACTCGAAGACTTGCAATATATCTTTGAATATCAAATTGAAGAAGGCACAGAGAAGCTGTACTTTATGCTCCGAGACGGGGATGCTTTCCCTATAATCGGACGACATCCTAGTGACGATTTAGCTGGACTATTACCCATGCTGGATTCTTTTCAATATACAGGACACAATGTCATGCCGAGGTTTAGGAAATGATCAAAGGCCTAATGGGTGAGAAAGGTATTGTGGTTGGTAATGGCAATACCAGCGTACCCTATGTTAATCAAAATCACTCAACCCCCATGCAAGGCATGATTCGTATTTGGGGCAACGACATGCAGGTGTTTGATGGCAGTGCTTGGATGAACATGACTACCAGCTATGCCACTGTGAGTTTGGATCAAGAAACACAGGACTTGCTCATGTGGGCCAGGGCACAACGGCAAATGGCTTTGAATAGAATGACCATTGCACAGAACAATCCCGCACTGATGAAAGCATTGGAAAAATTAAAGAAAGCAGAAGACAACTTTGAGTTACTGCAACGCATAGTAACCGGAGAAGCAATTGAATGAACCCGTTATTAAACTGCCAAACGGAGACTTTACCACTGCGTCATATCTCAAGAATCATTATTACAAGTCTGGACATTTTGGTAAATCAAAAGGTATCAGGATAAATGATTATATGATAATAGATGACAAGGTACACCAAATACACAAAATTATAGTACACCGTTTTAGAATGGGTGATGTGGAAGATCCAGACCTGTATGCCGCACAACCATTATATGAATGGCAAAACAGTGAAGTTGGAAAATGGATAATGGAAAAGAGTGTGGAAGTTCCCATGTGGCACCGATATCAAAATCCATCAAGTTATCACACAGACTATGTTGTTCAAGCATGGCTCAAAGGCTCCGATCATACATTTTGGCAACTCAAATGGGGCCAGAAATACGTTGACAGTCTCATCAAGTGACAGTATAATTAACTAACATCTGCCCATAGTTAAATGGATATAACACAGACCTTCTAAGTCTGATTTCCAAGTTCGATTCTTGGTGGGCGGACCATTAACACAGACAGGATTATATGAAAAAGATTTACTACGAAAAAGTTGGACGCAAGTATGTGCCTGTTGCCGAACATGACAGCGACTTTATGGACAGTTTTACTAAAGGTAATCACTTGGTACAAGTATACCCTGGTGGTTCTAGTCGTAGATACAATATTGATCCTGCCTATGCTCCCATGATTGCCGCAGGCCGTGTAGCTGAAGATGCTATTTGCCAGGCTATTAGTAAAGCCAGCGAAATGAGGCCTTCTCGTACTCCTGTTACCCCTGGACAGAAGAAGGCCTGGAGTAAGCTAGCCAAAGAGCTTGGTGATGAATTATGTCCGTTGACCTATGGTAGTGCCAGAGATCATGCGGAAGCTGGTATTAACGCTATGATGGCGGAAGCTGAAAAACTCATGACCAATCCCAGTGTTCGTAAGGCCTACGAACGTTTTATTTTAATTGCACAACTAACGAAAGAGCACAATGGAACAGGTACTTTGTAAAGATTGTAAACACAGTTTTAGAACATTCGCCAATTGGATGGCACACGGATCCAATAGGCACGCCTTTACTTGTCGTAAGGCATTTACTCCTGAACACTTTGAACAGGATCCTGTATTGGGCGAAATCAAAGTTGAATCTAGATATGAAACCTGTGGTGTTGCACGTATTGGCCATCCCAAACTTGATGACCGTTGCGGAGAAGAGGGTAAGTTTTGGCAACCCAAAGATAACAAGAACTTGTTTAAATACATTAAACATTTGGGACGCATACATGGTTAAGACGGGTTCATGTTGGACCAGCAGTGAAAGACGATTGTTTGTCGTTACATCGGTAACGACAACTGACGCTGGCACTATTATCTATTACACTTTGAAGGGCACAGACAAACATTACAACTGTTTGGTTGGTGCATTTTTATCACGCTTTACATTTCAGGAAACTTAAAATGGATATTGATACCACATTGATTATTGTCAGCATTGTTTGTTTTATTGCGGGCATAGTTGTTGGCGAGTTTAGACAAGCACACAAGTTTATCACCAAAGTCAGCAAAGATCCAGACAGCATGATTGATTTGTTGACCCAGCTGAAAACTGAGTTGGCCCGTTTGAAAATAATAGAAGAAAATAACTTGCCCGAGGATGCCATTGAAGTAGTAATTGAACAGGTGAATGATGCTGTATTTGCCTACAACAAGGCCACTGGCGAATTTTTGGCACAAGCACACAATTTACATCATGTCATGGTAGCGGTCTCCGAAAGGTTTCCTGGCCAGCGTTTTTGGCATCCTGAACTCAAGCAAGATAACCAAATTGCTTGACCTGCAGGCTTAGTAATGTTATACTAGTCTTACGTTGGTGAGTAGCACCAATACACACAAAGAGGAAACAAAAAATGAAATTATTCAATCCAGAAACAAAGACGTTCAAACTGTTCTCGGCACTTTACAAAGGCGAAACTGTTACTGCTAGCCAAGCTGAAAAGCGTTTTGGCATTAAAAACCTTGCCGCTGAAGCAAGTCGCATTCGCCACATGGGCTATGCGGTTTACACCAACGGCCGCAAAGCTGGTAACGGTGTTCAAGTAACTGAGTATGCAATGGGCCGTCCTAGCCGTGAAATCGTTGCTCTTGGCTACAAAGCCAAGTCAATGGGCTTGACTGTTAACAGTCTTTAATTAGACGTTAGCATGTAGAAAGCACCTTAGGGTGCTTTTTATTTGACTAAGTATTGTATGAACCTAGCATTTTTTGGCGATGTCATTTGTGGCAGACGCAACAGCAAACCCGTTAGTACCTTTGTGGATCTCATACTGACTCATTACGGAGCAACTGCCACATTGGTGGCCAAAGGTGTTCCCAATGGCATCAGTGAGCAGGGCATTTTGGATCGTATTCAAACAGTACCTGAGATTGACATAGCATTGGTATTCCATGCACACCATACTGAAGGTGCTTTAGAACAAGAACAATATCTCAAAACACAATTGGATATTGAAACATTATTGAGAGATAGACAAATTCCCACAGTTCATTTTATTGATCCTGAAGAAACTAATATTGGTTTTACTTGGGGGTTGGTAGATCAAGAAATAATGAACTATCTCAAACTAACTAGAGTATATAGAGTCAGCTATCCTGACTATGAGTCCAGTGACAATCGTATCGATTTTTATGGCAACATGAAGGCCGCAGGCATAATTATTGAATACATTGATCAACTAAGGACACAATGAAATTAGCATTACAAACAACCATACAATGGATTAAAAACGACTGGCACTCCAACCCATGGAGACTGGCCGGTGAGACTTGGAACTGCATAGCCACACTGACAGCAGCCATTATCTTTGCACTAACAGCACCCAATGTGCCATTCTTATGGACTTACCCCATCTGGCTCAGTGGCACAATCCTAATGATATTCTGTGGCATCAGCCGCGGCAGCATGGGCATTGTGGTATTGAGCATTTGCATGACCATCATTGACCTCAGCGGTTATGTTCGTTTGTTATTGGAGACATTTAATTGACTAAGGTTGGATTTATTGGTTTGGGCAAGTTAGGCATGCCCTGTGCAGAACAAATGGCCATGGGTGGACATGAAGTAATTGGTTATGATGTTGAGTTACGAACCAGTGAACATGTTTGTGTAGTGTCTAACATACAAGAGTGTGTCAAGGATAGAGACATTGTGTTTGTTGCAGTTCCAACTCCACATGACCCACAGTATGATGGCAGTGGCCCAACTGCGCTATTGGATCCCAAAGACTTTGCCTATGACATTGTGGTTGATGTTTTAAAACAGGCAAACCAATATATGAATAAGAATCAACTATTGGTTCTTATATCAACAGTACTGCCTGGCACAGTAAGACAACAGTTTATACCCTGCATTACCAATGCTAGGTTTGTTTACAATCCCTATTTGATTGCTATGGGCAGTGTGGCATGGGACATGGTGAACCCAGAAATGGTTATGATTGGTACTGAAGATGGAAGCCTGACCGGTGATGCTGAACAATTGGTGGACTTTTACAAGAGCATAATGCAAAACGATCCTCGCTATGAAATTGGCACATGGGATGAATGTGAATGTATCAAAGTGTTTTACAACACCTTTATATCAGCCAAGATTGGTTTGGTCAACATGATATTGGATGTGGCTCAAAAGCAGGGCAACATCAATGTGGATGTGGTTACTAGTGCCCTGGCCAAGAGTACCATGCGCATCATGGGACCACAGTACATGACAGCGGGCATGGGAGATGGTGGTGCTTGCCACCCCAGAGACAACATAGCCCTACGCTACATGGCACAACGGTTAGATTTGGGCTATGACCTATTTGACAGCATCATGCATGCCAGAGAGATTCAAGCAGAGAATCTGGCCAAAGAATTGGTTCGTTTGGCACATGAGCATGAACTACCCATATTCATTCATGGCAAGGCCTACAAGCCCCGTGTGGAATATGTCACAGGTAGTTATAGTCTGCTGGTGGGCCACTACTGTGAGCACATGGGGTATCCAGTCACCTACATTGATCCACTAACTGAACCCCACACACCCATTAGCATCAAAGGCATTGTTTTATTGGCACACAGCGCCAGCACGACCTACAAATACGCCGAGACTGTGGAAGACCAATTGTACTGTGCTATAGAGACAGGCAGCGTGGTGGTTGACCCTTGGCGCAAATATGCCAACACTACCTTACAGGTAGTACACTGGGGCAACACTAGACACCGTAACGTTCAATAAACTCTTGACCCCAACTATCAGACATTTCTAGTTCTCTTAGACGCTGGTAGTTGTGCTCCAAGATGGGCCAAACACTATATATAAAATCTTGGCGTTGGCTCAAATCCCAAGCTGTGATTGTTTTGACCAAGTTGACTATTTGGGTCAACCTCTTGGCATGGTTAGTTTCAAGATCATAACTTTCGTCCCAGTAGTCATGGAAAGTTTTAAATCCTTGACTTTTTAACCAGGCCAATGATCCTGGTGTACTGACCAATACAAATGGATGCTTGAAGCTAATGGGCTTGTATATTTTTTCAGTTAGGTGAACTTCATCTCTAAAGAAAAATGTTTCAGTGACTAGGCTAAACATGGTGTTTAGATACTGTTCAATGGCATTGTCAGCACGATCCTGGATGCTTCTATTGAAATTGGCTATGAGCTCTAAGGGCAACTGACTATTGACCACTTGACCCCAATGCGCATCCAACCCCAACTCCACAGTGTCTATTTTATCCCTATATTCTTCATAGGCCTCTAGATATGTTCCTCTGTAGCTTTTGGCGGGCATACTGACCAGCCCCTGACCCAATATGCCTTCTCGAGCTAGAAGAGCCAGTAACAGCACACGCTGTGCATGATGATTGTAGTTGTAACAGAGAAAACTATGTGCGTTCAACTGCCGATTCTGCACGTGATCCAATTCCGTGTTAGAAGGCAGCATCTTGTAAAATCTTCTATGATCTCTTAAAAACACAGGCGCATGACAAGTCTGCATGCCGCCGCTGGGCAAACTGGCATGATTGGCAGCATTGCTGAAATATATGATCTGCTGTAATGGTATCTGCTTGCTGGTGAAGTATTCAACTATTTGACCTATAAACAGTGAGTCAAACCAAGCTTCACAACAGTTGTTCAAAAAGAGAAAGCAACTGCCAGCACGAACATCTTCCACAACCTCGTCACAAACGTTGTTTAATGTCAATGCATCCCTACTCTCGAGTAACAGATCCAACGCTTCACTTAGACTGTTAAAGGGCAGGTATATCTCATAGATGTACTGACACTTGGGCCTGGTCATGTGTATCTCACTATTGACCATTAATAGTTGTCGTTGCTTGCTGAAGCGTCCTAGGTCTTCTTCCTTAAGATCTGTAATATTACTGTAGTGTGTGCCCACTGCATGTTTAAACCACCAGTGAGTTAATTTTACAGTTTCCAACATGCCACTCCGTTTGCATAATCCTTGAACTGCCAACCCCGTGACAACAGCAAGGGTACACATGCCCCACCCTTGCCTGCATACACTCCATCATGGGTTAGATAAGTGTCATCAATTATGATCACACTACGCTCAGTCATCAAGGGCAGTACAGCCATCAACTGGATCAAATGCACAGTTTGACTCTGCAGATTGTTCATGTGCATGTTTAACTGTTTGTATCGAACAATTTGTTGTTGTATGTGTGTTCTTTTATCTTCAAAGGGTTTTGAATTACAGTTGTCCCAATCAAAGTTGTCCAAGAACACTAGGCTGAACTGACCCTGATGTTGCTGAACAAACTCACTGCCATCTTGACAAACAAACTCTATATTGGTTCTATCTCTATAGTAGTGGATGTTTCTATCTATGCGTTGAGGATCTATGTCCACGCTGTACAAACGAGTGGGGCACAGATCACTGAGTAGTGCAGTCTGTTCTGATCCATTGTCAGTGCCTATTTCCAGCCAAGCCTCAGAGTCTATTCTAGTTAGATGATCGTCCAATGCTTGTTTGATATTCATTCCCATATTTTTATCCTAATGTAAAGTTATTGTGGCTCATGTGTGTACCTTGCTATCACACTGACACGGCATTGATTTGGTGGCACCGGCGCCACGCTGTGTAATATGTTCTGTGGTCTGCTCATGAAGTAGCCGGCGTTGCGTGTGTAACTCAGTTCTATAGTGGGCTTGGGTGAGAATATGCTGTGATGAAAACGTGTGCCCATACTTGCATCTCCATGGCCCAAATAGATCTGCATGTGATATTCAGCGGGTTTGAACTTCCTGGCATCCGTGTGCCATCTATAAGTTAACCCCTCAGTGTCCCGCCACAACTGCCATGAGGTTAACACCAAAGCCCTACCTGCCCAAGCACTCACATGAGATCTTGCGATAGTATTGAGATAGGTGTCAGTGACACCCGTATGACCAGACATGACACTTCTATGTGCCTGTGCATAAGAACCCCAAGCACTAGTGGCCGTCATAAGATCAAGATCCTCTAGTACATTTTGGGGAAAGTAATCGTGTATGAGCACTACCTTACGATGCCAGCTGAGATTATAGTTGATCAAGTTCATGCTATGCCCTCACTGCGCGAAGCGCACCGCGTCCGCGGTATTTGTATGTCATAAACAATTCCGCTAAGACCAAGTCCTAGTCGTGCTAAAGTATAATACATGTCAAGCAATGAGTATGACATAGATAGCGATCCAAATAACAAATAAAATGATGTAATTCATAGTATATTATATAGTAAATATCACATGCAGTCAACAACTATCATGAACTTCGTATACACCATACTGGACAATGAACTATACTATTGTGTAGCGTTAATGTTCATGTGCGTACAAGCATTTGGCGTGGGCTTGTTATTGGGCACACTGATACTAATGGTCTAGCTGTGGGTATGCGTGTATAGCACTATACAATATAATCTTCCCGTGGTACGGGTTCCAGCGTGGGATCAATTAACAATGCAAAGTCCCTACAAGACTCTGGAAACCAAAACAACATGTGACTGATCTGATCACTGATAAAACCATTTTTATCCCGTACAAGATTCCATAACAACTCACGAGTGGTCCAATGGCAAGTACATTTATAACAGTATAGGCGCATAGTGTATATAGTCCTGTATATACTAATGGTCTAGCTGTGGGGTCTTGCACGTACACACTGCGTATGAACTGCGTAGCAAAGAGCTAGCTGTGGTGTCTTGGGTGTAGCGTGTACACAAGGTAGACAATATTGATTAGAGTTCTTGTTAAGGTTTTGATCCTAGGGCTAAATGGATGCGGCACCTTACGTTACTGTATATACACGGGAGGACTATAGGAGAATGGCGTGTGCGTAGCGATGCGTAGGGAGAGTATTTGGCTTGCGTAGATGAGCATTGAGAGAGTATTTGAACATAGCCTCTCGTCACCATGAGCCTCCAAAAAATTTACGTGCATTATTCTGCATCCTAGGCCTTTCAAACGGTGCGAAATCGCGAATCTGTTGCACTTTATCACACTCTTTCACACTTTTCTACCGCCTTTTAACGGTGTTCTAGTGTGGTTCTACACTCAGTCTACACTCTGCTCTACAGTGTATATACACGAGAGGCGGGGCACCGCAACCTAGAGACTGTATAGACTCTTATATACAGAGTCATAAGGTTAGTTTGAGCCGTCTAGCTATACAGTATATACAGTCAACATGGCCTATACAGTGTATGATATACTATACGGTGACCCACTAGTGTATAGTATACTAGACTTATTGACTTGTGTGTTCATTATCATTATGATTGTCTGCACTAACTAGTAATCCATTCGGAGGTTATCAAGGCGAATTTAGACACAAAGGTCTTGGGAGGTCATTAGGCGGTTACCAAAGTGGAGAAAGGTAGATAACGGTCCGCCGAATTGTCAACCGATTTTTGGTGAAGGTGTTGTATTTTCCAAACCAATTTCCGAACCAAAACGGTTAGTTAGCGCCAACTAACCAAGAACCGTTCGCCCAGCCTCGCCGTCCATCCCCTTAAGTAGTTCGAACACTATTGCGGTCTACCCGTTTTCTTATTATGTCTTAATTATAGTGTCACTCAGCCAGTTTGTCAACCCCCTTGATGAACCCATGACGGCATCATGGGTATTATTTTGCTGTTGACATTTTGGTTGAGTCATGCTATACTATACACTTAAACACTAAAGGAAACACATGACAGAAGTCAAGCGCAGAATCGACAGCTTAATGCTACAGTTACAAGACTTGTTGGACCAAGCGGGCTTAGACGAGCACGACGCTATACAGACAGCATTTAACGACCTCGCTATTGTACTAGACGATGTTGTAAATTAACAACAAACGAGTGCGGATTTTGGTTGACAAGATCCGCAAGTGACACTATAATTATGATATGATGGAAACAAAGACACGTAGAACCCCACGCAAGGACTGCTCATATATCATATATGAAGTAGTCAGCGAAGCTGGAGACTCATACATTGGCTTGACACGCAAGGGCTCGTTGACTGCGGACAAGGCAGTTAAGGAGCGTTGGCGCAAGCATACCAGCAGAGCCCGTAACGAAGATCGTAAGTGGGCCTTATATGTATACTTGAAGACTGGCGGATTGACAATGTCATGGACTCATCGTATAATAGAGATAGTTAGGGGTAGGGCAGAAGCTTATGCTCGTGAGCGCGAGATCGTTAAGACTGTTAGACCCCAACTCAATGACCAATACCTTTAAGGAGCGCATATGATAGCAGAAGACATACGAGAGCGATTCGATACCAAACACGGTACACCATTTGATCGTGGCTCAGCGGACAGTTGGTACAGCCGGCCATTCAATCCCCACTACGGCGGAGTGGGTGGGGACAGCGGTAGCCGTGTTGAACTGGCCAACATGACTGTGGATGAGATCGTGGCCTATACGGCAGGCTACAATTGGAACGAGCAATACGGCGGGAAGAAAAGCTGGGATTGACAAAACGGTCGGATGGTGTTATACTATACACTTAAACACTAAAGGAGCGCGATATGTATACAGTTGAAATTTATAAAAAGGATGCTCGTACTAAGACAGGCGAGCGCCTTGTCAGCAAGACGGACTACGATACAGACAATAAGAGTATGCTGGAGCATACCGTCAAGCATACGTGGCGTCCAAGCCAAGGCTTCCGCTATGAGATCCACGAGACAATGGTGGAGCGAACCAACATGATGGGTGGCGGCAAGTACACGGAACGATATGATACTCCCAACTATTGCTCGCCCAGCTGTGAATCCTACTGGAGTATGTAATACCCTTCCAAACTGTCAGGCTTCTTCAACGAGTGCTTGACAGCTTGGTGAACTGGTGCTATACTATGGTTAAGTTAACAAAAGGAGCGAACCTTGTTTAAATTACTTTCAACAGCGAACCCCAAGATCCAAAAGGGTACAGAGCGTGGATACTTATCATTCATCTTACACCTTGCCCCATCCACCCTTAGCGGGCACAATACTTGCCCCAAGGCCACAAAGGGTTGCACGGCCGCTTGCCTTAACACCGCAGGGCGTGGTGGCATGTTCAAACGTGGCGAGACTACCAATGTCATACAGAAGGCACGCATCCGCAAGACTAATTATTTCTACAATGACCGTGCAGGCTTCATGTTTGATTTGATGCAAGACATCAAGAAGGGCATACGACTTGCCAACAAGCTGGGCTTGGAGCCAGTGTTCCGTTTGAATGGTACCAGCGACTTGTCGTGGGAGAAGTACACTATGACTGAAGGCAAGAATGTGTTTGACGTGTTCGCAGGCATTCAGTTCTACGACTACACCAAGGTCTTGGGACGCAAAGTCAAGCATATCGAAAACTACCATTTGACCTTCAGCAAAGCTGACGGCAACGATTCGGATGTTGCAGAAGCACTCTTGCAAGGCATGAGCGTGGTTGCAGTCTACGACAAGATCCCAGCGGGTGTGCCCAGTGCGGACTTGGATGACTTGCGCTTCTTAGATCCTAAAGGCATTATGCTTGGACTTAAGGCCAAGGGTCGTGCTAAGAAAGATTATAGCGGGTTCGTAATCCGTGTGGCGGAGGCGGCATGACAGGATTTCGTAGTAAGAAAACGAGTGCGGTTGATAAACTAAAGGAGCTGGGTATGAAGAAGGTTATTGTACGAACAGAGCTATATCAAGAACTTGAAGTGCCGGACAGCTGGGATCGATACGATGTATACGACTTCCTAGCAGAGCATCAGTCGTTCCGTGGCGCTTTCCACGGTGTCAGTAACGAAGATCAAACAGCTCGAATCATTGACTTGGGCATTACAACCGAAACAGTAACCGAAATGGGCGAGGAGGCCTTTGATGAGTGAACTAGCATATGATATCGAACAGCTCTACATTGACGGGCTGAGCCCCCGGGAGATTGCAACCCAACTGGCTTGCCCAGTGTCGTTCGTCTATGATTGGCTGACCGAACAGGGTGTTGCAGAAACACAACAGGAAGAGTTCAGCCCCTACAACGGTGCTTGACATTTTGGTTGAGTGGTGCTATACTATAGGTTAAGTTAAACAAAAGGAGCGACACTTATGTATGATACAGTTAAAAACCCAATCCCCCGTAGTGGTATGTGGGCAACACCTAATTTGGAGTCTCTGCAGAAGATGTTGGGATGCCTATCGGGTGCGGAGCGAGCACTGGCCACTCACTTTGTCATGCTCACACTCAACGCATGCCATCAAGTGGTTGAAGACGAGATTCTCAGTAAAGAAATCTTTGCACAATAAGGAGTAGAGCATGGAAGAGATTGTACTAGAAGGTTTGAATGATCGTCAGCGGGTGCTGGCCGACATCATGTGGAGTATCGAGGAATGGACCGACGTGGAGCGGTTCATTGCAACCCTGCCCAAGCGAGAGCGGGCCGAGTGTGAAAGCATCGTGGAGATGATGAAGATGGAGTTGGTGGAGCAGTATCGTAAGGGCATGGAGATTGAAAATACCCAGGAAGCGAACAAGGTTATTAAATCCGTGCTTGACAAGTTCAAGAAGTGAAGCTACAATAAGAACAAGTTAAAAGATAAAGGCGATCCTCAAATGTAAGAACCCAGCAGAAATGCAAAAAGGGTTGTAACCAAGGGATACGAAGCGAGTTTGGAGACTCGGCCTCCGCGACAACATAGATAAACACACTGCCGAAGTTGGTTCGGTTAGACAGGGAGATCCAATTGCCCATGTTGTTAGTGTGTTTTTCTATGGTGTTGGGCCATTTGAGTTAGGGTTACTCCAGAACGCAAAGCAGGACGCATTAAATGGACCTTGAAGGTCAGCCCGCAAGGGATGCATGTCAAAACGCTGAGCAGGGAGTATTAAATCAGTCTGTGACTGAGCCCATTTTATAATGCCAAGGTAGTCCTCTGGGAGGGCAACGGATTGTCTATCCGACCTAGGCGGGTTCGATCCCCGTCCTTGGCGCCAAGTTAGTGGTTGACAAAATCACGAAGTGAACGTATACTATAGGTTAAGTTAAACAAAAGGAGCGCGATATGGGAACACGAAGCAGAATTGGCGTAATGCACGGAGACAATGTCAAGAGCGTATATTGTCACTGGGACGGCTATCTAGAGCACAACGGAGCAATCCTCCAGGAGCACTATGACAGCGTCAAAGCAAATCAACTGGTGGCACTGGGCGACTTGTCCAGCTTGAAGCCCGAGATTGGCATCCAGCATGCCTTTGGCTATCACGGCACAGAGATATCCGCAGAGGACTACGAAACACAATTTGGCAACATGTGCACCTTCTACGGACGTGACCGTGGCGAGAAGGGTACAGAGTGGAAGACACATACCAACTTCGTAGACTTCTTTGCAGAGGTTGAAGGCTCGTGGGGCGAGTGGTACTACATCATGCGGGACGGTGTATGGTACGTGGGCAACTGCCACAAGACGGACGAGCAGTTCTATCAAAAGCTGGTACCATTGACAGAAGCCCTTGCCACAGTTAAGGAAACGGCATAATGCAAACATGGAGAGCAGTCGTTGAAGTCAATGGCACTCTACTGAGCGTGACTGTTCAAGCTGAGAATAAGTACTTTGCCGAGTGCCAAGTGGCCGCTCAATATGGTAAAGAAAACATTCGAAGCTTGATGGAAAACTATTGACAAAACAGCGAAAAGGCTGTATAATTAATTTTTAAACAAGTTAGGAGCGACAAATGGCGAGAGTTGTAACTATGGAGATGATGGCAGAGATGACTACAGCAAAGAGAGCCTCTAAGGGCGAAGTCAAAAGTCTAGAGATGGACAAGGTTGATAAGGTGCTCAACGAGAGTGATGACCAGATCATGGGTCGCTTGCGTGAACGTTTCAACATACTGGACGACATGACCCGTGCTGTGAAAAAGGGTGCTGTACGTGCCATGATCGTATCCGGCCCCCCGGGTGTGGGCAAGAGCTTTGGTGTAGAGAAGGTCTTGGGCAAGCATGACATGATGGCAGACATCGCTGGCAATGACAAGCTGAAGAAGTATGAAGTGGTCAAGGGTGCAATGAGTGCGTTGGGCCTGTATTGCAAGCTCTACAACTTCAGTGACAAGAAAAACATTCTAGTGTTTGATGACTGTGACAGTGTGCTGTTGGATGACCTCAGCCTTAACATTCTCAAGGCAGCATTGGACAGCGGGTCAAAGCGTATGATTCATTGGAACACAGACTCACACATGTTGCGTCGCGAAGGTGTGCCTGACAGCTTTGAGTTCAAGGGTGGTGCTATCTTTATCACCAACATCAAATTTGAAAACGTTAGAAGCAAGAAGCTTCGTGATCACCTTGAGGCATTGGAGTCACGCTGTCACTATCTTGACCTTACCATTGACACAGAGCGTGAGAAGGTGTTGCGCATTAAACAGATCGTTGAAGACGGCATGCTAGACAAGTATGAGTTTGAGCCGGGTGCAAAAGAAGAGATCCTGGACTTCATCGATCAAAACAAGAAGAAGCTGAGAGAACTCAGCCTACGTATGGTGCTCAAGCTAGCGGATCTTAAAGCAGGGTTCCCTGACCGCTGGACTGGCATTGCAGAGATGACTTGTATGCGTCGTGGTTAACTGATTCGCTCCCAGAAGACTAGACCTCAAGTCTAAAAACCCTAGTAGGGTTTTTGGGGCCCGGATTCGCTCCCCGGGCTTTTTTTTGGTTGACACATCGAAGGACTGGTGCTATACTATAGGCTAAGTTAACAAACGGAGAGAGCGATGGCAACAGTAGAAGGCAAGCGAGTGCAGGTTGGGGACTGGGTCAGCTTCAAGTCTGACATTGAGCAATCAGGCAAGATTGTCCGCATTGATGGGGATCGGCTGACCCTGGAGAACATCAACGGGTTTGATGGTGACTACATAGGCGGGCAAGAAATAACCACACAGTCAGCCAGGGATTGTTGGATTGAAGGTTGACAGTTTGGTTGAGTGGTGCTATACTATAGGCTAAGTTAAACAAAAGGAGCAGACATGTTAGACATCACTAAAATTGTAAAGACTTACAGTGGCAAGCGCGGTTGTATGTGCGGGTGCTTAGGTAAGTATTCATACACTGCTGACGGGGCTACGAATCACGGTCCAGGCTATGATGTAACGGATGCTGTCAACGAGCGCAGTGTTAGGATCATTGCTAAGAAGATCCTTGCACACCCCAACGTAAAATGGCAAGACAATATTGCATACGTTGAAGAAGGTGGTCGCACTAAGGCAATTTACTTTAAGGAGCAAGCATGAACGATGTAAACGACTTTGGCATGTTCACCGACCAAGGTGAAGTGGTAGCCGAGAAGGTAGTGGCACTGGCCCAAGCCGCAGGCCTCAACTGGAAACAGACCATGAGCATTATGCGATTCATCGGTGATCAAAAGCGAGATCAATATGGTGAGATCAACGACACCGCAGTGCGCGAAGTGATCTATGACCGTTGCAAATTTACAACAGACTTCTACGCATAACGGTTGACATTTTGGTTGAGTGACGCTATACTATAGGTTAAGTTAAACAAAAGGAGCAGAGATGAACATAAGCACAATAGAGCAGTATGTAGAAAAAAAGAACAGTTGGGGCAAACTGTTTGGGAATAAGCCACTGAGCCTGTTGAGTGCAACGGATCGTCAAAAGATTGCAGACAGCATTGACAGTGACCTTAGCCCAGAGAACCTCACATGCGATGGTGAGCTGCCACGCAGTCAAGTTCAAGCTCGCTACAAGATGCTGACCCGTGCGGCACAGGAGTTGCAGAGCATTGATTCTTCAGTAACCTTTTACGAATTCAACTAAGGAGCCCTTATGCCTAATTGGTGCAATAACACATTGGAACTTCATCACGAAGACCCAGCAATGATTGAGCGGGCTAGGAAAGCCTTTGCAGATGGTAAACTGTTGAATGAGTTTGCTCCAGTGCCAGAGAGCCTGCATATTGTGGCAGGCAGGGTTGGTGACGGTGACGAGCAGAGGAAGTTGGAAGAGGACACTGCCCGTAACATTGAAATCCACGGCTATGGCAACTGGTATGACTATTGTGTGAACGAGTGGGGTACCAAGTGGGATGTGGGTGGTGATGACTATAACGAACCCCATCAGGAGACACCCAACAAGATCACGATGAGTTTTGACAGTGCGTGGGCTCCGCCTACTACGGCCATGGACAAGTTTGAAGCATTGGGTTTCTCAGTGCGCCTTTATTACTACGAGCCAGGTATGGCCTTTGCTGGCATATACGAAGATGGGCATGATGCCTATTACGAACTCGGTAACATGACATCTGAACAAGTAGCAGAAGAAATTCCTTCTGAACTTGATGAGATGTTTGGCATATCGGAAACGATGGCCGAATATGAAGCCGAAGAGGCGGAAGAAGAAGATGAAAACAAATAAACAAAAGAATCAAGAGTTCGATACCAAACAGAAGGAACGAGTGCGGCCCAAAGGTCCCGAGTATGTCTGGCAACCATTGGAGGCTGTGATCAGACAGTGGGTCCTGAATAGGAAATGAGTCGCTTGGAACTTTTTGGTAGGCCCTGGACGATATTCAATCCGGCAAACAAGGCGCATCGTCGTTGGTATTACCAATTCGTTAAGACAAGCTCATGGGGTGAATGCCCTGTAAGGTTTGTGGTCCCTGAAGATCACGGCGATTTGGTCACAATGATCCAGCGAAGTTTGATCGCTCATTATGTCCAAAGCGAGTTTGAGCGGCCCAAGAAGGTTGCTCAAAAAGGTAAGAAAACGGTTGACATCAAACCAAAACGGTAGTATAATTAATGCATACGTTGGGATGTTCCTAACGTTATTTTTAAACACAGAAAGAGGCACACACAATGGCTACAGATAAACTTTTCAAGGTAGTTGGTATTTCTAAACACATGGGCGAGTACAAGGTTCGCTTTGCAAATGATATCATGCGTATCAAAGTACTTACAAAGGGTGGACACACAGACATCCGTTTGGCAGAGCTGGACGAGCCCGTAAGCAAGATGGAGGCAGCTATTGCCCTTAAGGCACTAGAAGAGTTCCAAGACGTTGCGGCACAGGCCACCATCGTGGAGTACGTGGAGCGCAATACTCCCCGCACTAACCCAGTGTCAACTCCCACAGCAACTAAGAAAGCAGTTGCCAAGGCTCCAGTCAAGGCTAAGGCGCCAGTTAAGGCTAAGGCCAAAGTTACTGAGGATGACGACACTCCGTTCTAATCCTGGCGTGACAACCATGGGGGCGCAATGCCCCCAATACTACGAGAACAGAAATGAGTAATTGGGTTCAATATGAAGTCTGGTCTGAGGACGGAGCAGGACATCAAGAACTAGTCCTCACTACCGCTAGTCGCAAAGAAGCACTGGCCATAGCTGAGAAAGAGCACAAGGAAACGAGTGCAATCGTCACAGTGTACGAAGAAACCGTAGACGGTGAATACGAGTTGATTAAAGAGTTCAGTTAAACTCAATGGGCCCCTAGCTCATGTTGGTTAGAGCAGTGGACTCATAATCCATTGGTGCCGTGTTCGACTCACGGGGGGCCCACCAACTGTTGTGAAAACGCAACACTTTTTTGGTTGACATTTCGAGCAAGTGGTGCTATACTGTAAACACTAAGAAAGCGAATAGACATGTTAACACAATCCCAAACAGACGAATCCCTACAGTGGTCCGGAGCAGGCTTCATTGTAGCGGGCCACGTGCTCAATGCCATAGGCCCAGCTGTATATCCCTACAACATCATAACCTTTGCTGTGGGCACAATCCTGTTCCTCACATGGGCCTTTAGGGTCAAGAACAAGCCACAGGCAGTGGTCAACATCATATCATTAGCCATAGGGCTAGTAGGGTTATACAAAGCATTTGGTTGACATTTTGGTTGACCCGTGCTATAATAAGTTTTTAAACAGTACAAAGAGCGAACAATGATCAAAGTATCAACAACACTAAACACAAACGGCCGTGGCTTTTGGAGCCGCACAGCTACAGCAGTAGACGTTACCAAAATGGACTTGCAGTACTGCAACATAGACAAAGACTTTGGCGAGCTGTGCGTGTACTTTGCAACGGACGAGCTGGGATGCAATTGCTGGGAAACTGAAGTTGACGGTCTCATTTACACAGACAAATTGTTCCTGCAGGAGCTCCGTGCATACTTGCAAACGATCGGCTTCTCTGAAGCAGAAGCTATGGATGTAAGCTACAGCGAACAAGGCATGCAAACAGACAACTATGTGAGCTTGGATGTGGGTGCGCCATTTATTGCAGGGCTTGAGCGTTTGGACCCTGCGCATGTTGAAGCTGTTCACGCTGAGTGCGCGGACATTTAATTTTGGTTGACAAATTGGTTGAACCTTGCTATAATACACACATGGACACAAACACACAGGAGCACACAATGGATTACGAAAACACAGTAGACACACAACGGGGCATGGCACAGATGCTGGGCAAGACCTTTGTGCAAGTGACAGGTTCCGTTGATAGCGACGAGATGCTGTTCGAAACAGCACAAGGCGAGCGATTCCTCTTTGCTCACATGCAAGACTGCTGTGAGACTGTACGCATCAACGACATCACAGGTGTCCTCGAGGACTTGGTAGGTGAGCCACTCCTGATCGCTGAAGAAGTGTCGGGTGCTACTGAGCCAGACGAAGAGCACTACGAAAGCTACACTTACACCTTCTACAAGTTCGCTACCCGCAAGGGATATGTGGATGTGCGTTGGTTGGGTGAGAGCAACGGCTACTACAGCGAGCGAGTGGACCTGTTCGTGGAGGGTGTGGTTGTTCCAGGAGAGCATCAGCCACGCCTAGGCGACCTGCTACGTGCCAAAATGATTGGTTGACAGTTTGGCGTTTTGGTTGTATAATATACACTTACACTAGCAAACAAGGAGCGCAACATGGAAGAGTTCAAAAGCTGGGAAGAGATGAGCACCCTGGAGCAGTATGCTTGCCAGTTCTGGGATATGTATAAGGATGCCTACGGCGTTCGCCCACGCGGTATCGACACCACAGACTGGACTGAAGCAGGGTTTGAAGCTGAGTTCGTCTACCTTGCCAAGATCATTGATCGGGAGAACAAGGACCGCGAAGCCGCTGAAGAAGTGGCCATGCATGAGTTCGAGATGCGTATGCAGGACCTGTTCCGTTCGGGTGCTACGGACCGTGAGATGGCCATGCGTTGGATCCACGAAGCAGAAGAAACCAACGGGGACGACGAGTACCTTTGCTATACCCTGGGCCTGCCCTACCGTTACTTTGTTGTGAAGGAGACTGTATGAAAGGGTCGTTGAGACTGTTACTGGGATTCCTCTTAGTTGCCAGTGCCATGGGCGCCGATGATGCCGCTCCCATTAGCGCCATCTTATGGTATGCGTTCTTTGGCTTGCTCATCATGTGGTGGGGTGTTCAAGCAATGAAATCGGTTGACAATACCACGAAGTGACGCTATACTATAGGTTAAGTTAAACAAAAGGAGCGAACCTTATGCGAACCCAAACTACTAGACTGTTGGACATGATAGCGGATGGTGTCATCAGTGCCCAAGCCGTTGCAGAGATGGCACTGAGCTACATGAGCGAAGATGAAGTGGCAGACATGATGCAGTGCAACGACATCCTCGAAGACGAGGATCTTGACGAGGATGATGGACAACCCGACGAAGCTCAGGAGTGGGAGAGCTTTGACGCAGACTGCTGATATCGGTTGACATTTTGGTCAAGTGGTGCTATACTATAGGTTAAGTTAAACAAAAGGAGCGAGCGATGAAAACAATCCAAGAAGTTAATAGTGCAATCATGTTTGGCACATGGACCAACGTAGAGCTGTCCAGCATGATTGATGCGGTCAAGTGGAACAGAGCCCAACTGACTAAAGACGTAAAGAACTCGATCAAGCCAGGTCAAATGGTCAAGTTCACATCCAGCAAGACTGGTCAGACAATGGTTGGCGATGTCACTAAGATTGCCATTAAGTATGTGACGGTGCGTACCCCAGCAGGTATGTGGCGTGTGCCCGCTAACATGTTAGAAGCCGCTTAAGGAGCAATTATGAACTACGATAACTTTGCCTCATTTGATATCAACGAATGCTGTGACCACTTTGACAGCGAGAAGCAATCCAACTGGAAAAAGATCAACAAGTTCATTGTAGCAGATGGACAAGAGTTTGCGCACATTATGCAAACAGAGTTCGACTTTGATGAAACGGGTGCAAACGAGTACGAGGCCTTCCAAGCAGGCGTCAAGTATGCACTGAGCAAGATGAATGTGGCGTTTGAAGCTGGTGGCATTGACCTACAGGTCTGCGAGGTGGACTTGGTAGAGAGCATGGGATTCGTGCTGGTACGCTGTGATGACGAGCCCGAAGACTTTGTGAAACGAGTCTTGAAGAAGCCTGTTACCGTGGTGGAGAGCTGGGTATGAACGTACACTTTATCGACAGCGGTATAGCACAGGACCTAGGCATGTGGGAAGTGGATGTTCACAGCTTCAAGATGGATGCAGATGATGCTCCATATGCTATAGTAAGCAACCCGTTCTTCCCCGGCGATAGCCTCAGAGCCGAGTACAATCTTTACAACAATTGCCTACAATGGGTAGTAGATGTCAGTTGACAAATTGGTTGAGTGATGTTATACTGTAAGTTAAGTTAAACAAAAGGAGAGAGCGATGCAAGTTAAAGAACTGATAGAAATGTTGCAGGACATGAACCCTGAGTCAGACGTACACTTTGCCTATAACTATGGCGACCACTGGCGCACAGAAGTGGCTCCCAAGTTGAGCCGTGTGGATAACGGCGCGGTGGTCTACAGTGAGTATCACCGTATGGACAAGATGCTAGAGGATGATGGCGACACAGAGTTCGATGATGAGGGCAACGAAGTTGTTGATGAAACCCTACGCCGTGTAGTGGTATTGAGTTGACATATTGGCAAGACGGTGCTATACTATAGGCTAAGTTAAACAAAAGGAGCGATAGATGATTACAGCAGAACAGATCCGTAGCGGTAAGGCCATTGCAGAGCAAGCAGGCTTGGCCATGTATCAACGCATAGGCGAGCGCGATGCTTGCGGCTTTGGTTGGGTAGAGGTCTACGTGGACCGCACTAACAGTGCTCAGGCTAAAGAGCTGATTGCCGCAGGCTTCCGCAAGGACTACAAGCCCAAGTGCTTGACCATGTGGGATCCAGCTGGCGTGCCCACGCAGAGCATTAGCGTAAAGGAAGCTGGCGCAGATGCCTACGCCACATACCTCACAGCATTAGGCCTGAAGGCATATGGTTGCAGTCGACTAGACTAACAGCTGAACGATAAAGAACAATCCGGTCTCAATGGCCGGATTCTTTTTGGTGGTGGAGAATATAATTAAGAAAAGATTATAGGGGTCGGGGGCTATACAAACAAAACTGTTGCGAAAAAACAACAGCGCAAACGTCTTAAAATCCCCCGCTAAAAACGTCCCATATGTGCTAAAACCCCCCACCCGATCTCTAAGTACTTGTACACTATTTTTTGCGTACAATATTTTTTACCCTGCAGGACCCTTTCGGCATATAAATACACTACTATGCGAATACATGAACTTACCGAAAATCTAGCCAGCACACTAGTCAAAGGTGCCGCCGCTGTTGCAAAGTCTGTTGACACATATAAACTTAGAGCAATTCTTGGCAACATGCGTCCTTTAGATCGATTGCCTCCCAACGAAGCTCGTCAAGATCTTTATGCCATGATTAGAAATCTTAAAAAGATTGAACTTGAAATCCCTCAAGTGGCAGATGTTATCAAGTTCATAGAGCAACAACAGAACAATCCTCAATCAGCGCAAGTGTTACAAATGGCCGTAACCATGCTTAGAAAAATAGTTGGTTGAAGTTGTTCTAGAGCTGTTGCACAGTACGCACAGTACGCACAGTACGCACAGTACGCACAGTAAATCACAGTTACACCCACGAGGCGCATAGTAGCAAAATTTTTTGCGCTGACGCTTCGCGTGTAGAGTCTCGACCAACATCCTCCCTAGGCTCTTCTCTATCTATTAAATACACTATGAGACACTACTACATACTAACAGCTGATCCACGTCGTGGTGAAGTATTCAACTTTATTGATTATCATAGGCTACGTTTTGAAGTACACCTAAACCGCACTCGCTTTTGGGTACCAGAAGGATCAGTGCTTACTGAGCTGGTAATACGTTTTGGGGATTGTTGTCATTACGTGGATGAAACGGTGGATCTCATCACGGGCACGTAGTCGTTCTGTATGCTCACACACTGTTTTAAAAATTCACTTATGTACAAGAAATGTGTGCTCAACAGCATATACAACTCTTGATTAAGTTCATCAGCGGCCTTTGAGTAAGCACCCTGTCCTATTTGCACATAGTAACTGCGGCTCATGCCTCTGCGTGTCAAGTACATGGGACATATGCCCACTGCCCACAATGCTGTGTCTCCCAAGTCCTTGGCGTCTTGGGCTGATCTCATGGTTAGATAACGTTCAGCCCAAGTGGGTTGTGGCTCCCACTGCGGCTTGTCCAACTTGTCCGCCAATATGGCCGTGCAGTACACAGTGATGGGTTTAGGTAGATCAAGACCCATCACTGACTGGCATTCATGTACCAAAGTATTGATTGCGTCAAAGTAGGCCTGATTCAGCATACTAGTATTTACATTTTAGTCTATATCTGCTATAATGTAATCATAATGTAATAAATATTACACCACAAGGAGAATGCCATGCACTATGTCCTCACCACTAAGAATGGTAATGAGTATAAGTTTTATGTATTGGCCTGCGCAGAAACTTATAGAACCATGTGGGGTGGCACACTACACAGTGTGGAAGATGAGTACACTACTCCTCCGCCACAAGAGATCAAGCCACATCTCCGTTTAGTAGCCTAGTGATATAGCTCATGCTTTCCTTCACTTCCCATGTGCCATGTGGTGGGCAATGGATAAATGTAACGTCTTCAACCACAGCGGGTTCTTCTTCAACTGCTTCTCTGGTCACTGTGGCAGTGAACATGCTCACAATGATGTCACTGTTCAGCACAACTTTCTTTTCCTTGTGTGCCGGTGCAATATTGGTTAGTGTAATAAACATGCGTTTTCCTTTTAGTCACATACTTAGTTAAATATTGTCATGGCCCATGTACATATTGACTTTGGCATTGACAATACTCTCGGACCCTTGGGCTACATAGTTGGAGAGCTGAATAGAGAATGTTGGCTAGTGGATCTAGGGCATTTGGGCATTGAGTATACAAGAATAAACGACACTGATATTGTGATAGCAGATAGAGATCTAACCAAGCTGATATTATTTTATCCCTCCAGCAACTTACGGATAACTACTATATGAACCCAAGTATCAGCACACAATACTCTAGCCCAGACGATGCCGGAGCTACCAGCAGTCCCGTGGGATCAACTGGCCCAGTTAATAACGCCCGAGACCTTACACCTGATATACAGAGAGTATACGCACAGTTAGAACTGCTACAGCGTAACTATAATAGATTGGCCAACCGTGTGCGTGAATTGGAAACTAGATTGGAACTGGTCAATCAAAGAATGAATTAATGTTGGGCCTGTTGTTGCGTTAATTCAACAACATCCTTCACAATGGCATACTCAAAATTCCAAGTATCCGCATTTTCACGCACCAATTTGGCGCCGTTACGTTCATGGAACTTGCGGGCCATTTCTGTTTGTGGGCTCAGTGTCACCATCTTGACAACACTTTCAGGCAACTGGTCACGTAGCGCAAAGATCAACTTTTGTGCCGCGCCCGCACTATAACTCCAAATGGTATAGGCCACTGCCACAGTAAGCTCGCCCACTGGGGTACTCAATAATGTGTTTTCACTATCGGGGATAGCATCGCAAAGTGCCACGCAGACTGCACTACGTATTTTATCTTCTTCACACCATAGATAAATCTTGGCCCGCTCGTTGATTCTATCTGTTAGGGCTATGTTTGGACGTACTGGATCATCTCGGATTATCTCAGTGCGTGGATCGTCTAAGCGTGTGATACATTCAAGCATTTTAATGCATTTCCTTATTTTGTGTAAACTTAATGCTTGTATTTATAAAATAGCACTTTATATATCATCAGATCCCATGTTGTTGAGTAACTGTCTAAGTTTTGTACTTTCAACCTGTGCCGTAATCTTTGGAGCATTGACACCGTCTTCTAATGCCGCTGGAGTCACTGTGCTCTGTCGTTGTCTGATTGTGTCCAACATACTGCTACCTGGTCTAGTGGCAGCGCCGTTGACATCTTCACTTTCATCCAAGTCTCTAATACGCAAACTGTCCAAATCAAATTCCAAATCAATCTTCATACCAACACCGCTACTGCTACGAGTTTTCATTAGTTGTATTTGATAACGTCCCCGCTCACGCATGGCTCTCGATGTAAAGATACCAAACACATTGTCCGCAGTTTGGATCTTAGAGAGTCCACCCGATATGTGGCTGTGATCAAACTCTACTTCTTCAACAGCACCACGGTTCAATTGTGCCGCTGTGACAAACACACAGTTCTTTTCCACTGCTAGGTTACGCAGTTCTTCACTTACATACTTGTCCTTGATAAACAAGTCTGCTGGACTAATCTTCTTAGAGATTGGCATCAACAAGTCCAAGTAGTCCACTAACAGCACATCTACCCGGTGTCCCATTTTGATTTCATATTCTTTCAAGTAAGCACGTACATCGTTTGCAGTCTTACCACTGGGCATGTATTTGACTTGGAAGTGTCCACTCTTCTTGCCAATCACCCGCACTTTCATTTCAACATCGTCAATGCTTTTAAAAATCTCTCTAGTGGGGATTCCAGTAAGCATACTGTCCACACGCATACTAACAAGTTCTTCACTCAGTTCCAATGTTAGATATATCACATTGAGTCCGGCTAACGCCCAGTTACAGCCTAGATTGGCCAGGAACAAACTCTTACCTGCTCCCGATCCGCCTGCAAAGATGTTAAGCTCGCCTCTGTTCATTCCGCCAAACAGTTTGTCGTCAACGCTTTTCCAACCTGTACTCACTTGTCCATTCTTATCTTTGATCCTCATCAAACGTGCCCGCGGATCCAAAAAGTAATCAGTGCCCATGTCTTTTTGTAAGCCAATTTGTACTGCCTGTTTGATCTTTTCTTCTACTGGACCATACTCACCCTTCTCCAACAAGTCTGCACTTTCAAGAATGGCACGTTCAAGACCCTTGTGTCTAATAAAAGTTTCAAAGTCTCCCAAGAGCCAATCAAAGTGTTCTTCACGCATGTCCGTGATTGTTTTAAAGTCACTGCCAGTTGTTGCGTTAATAATATCTGGAGTGGGTAATACATTGTGTTCGCTTACATAGTGTTGCAGAAACTCTGCAGACTTTTGTAGCTTTCTATCAAACAGCGTGGGGTCAAAGATGCTTTGGCAACGCACATAGGTCTGTGCATCTGCCAACATCATTTCCAAATATATACGCTGTACATCATATCCGTAATCTACATTTTGTTTCATTGTTCTTTCCTAAACCAGTTTCTTGATTGTAATTTAATTTTAAGTTCTGTTTGTACTGCGGAGTTAATAATTAGCCACAGTGTAGCTGGTCTTCCTAAGATCCTGACAGCATCATTAACGTCTTTAACGTCTTCGGGCCACGGTGGGAAACTCACGCTCCACCCAAATTCAATTGCCTGTTCCACAGTCTTCTCTCCAGCGGCATCCCTGTCTGGAACCAGTATGATCTGTCTCTGTAGTTGATTGATCAGCAAGTGTTGACCCTGCTTGATCTCACTGCCCAATAAGGCCACTCCGTCAATGCTGATAGCATCAAACGGTCCTTCACACACTATAACATACTTGCGATCCCAGTGCTGTCTATCTAGGTTAAACACATAGCCAGGCTGTTGCTCACTTAGATACTTGGGCGTCTGTCCATTAACACTACGGGCAGTCCAACCCACAATTTGTTTGTTATGATAAAACGGAACTATGAGCCTACTTCTAAATCCTAGATCATTGCTCCAATAAAATGGATAATCTTCCAAGTATAATGCTCTACTGTTGATATATTCCAACACGGGCATTAGATGTTTGTTCACTTTGCCTTCTAACCAATGTTCAATGGGTTCACTGTTTAAGGGCAATGCTCTAGGAGTGAATGTGGGTACCAGTTGTAGTTTACTTCCCAATTCAGAATCTTCTTTAACACGCATGGCATCAAATACCATTTTGTTAATGAGATCGTCGGGGATACTGAGCCAACGCATTAGATTCTTAAGTTTTGGTCCAACCAATCTTCCAGGTTGCCAACTGCTTTTGAATCCACAGTTAAAGCAATGATAACTGACAGCATCGCCACCATTCACAATAAAGCCACCACGCATACGCTTGTCAATGTTATTGCCATTGTGTACACAACAAGGCGCATTGAAACTAATCCACCCACTAGGGGTGTATTTTCGCTTGGGAGGTAAGTAGGCTAGTAGTGTGTCAGCGATAAGGCTCATATGCCTTATTTTAACTGGCTACAGTGAAAAAGTCAACAGTTCCGGTTGTCTTGATGTAACTAACTCGTATGTAAGTGTAGTCAGTTATATCAATGTCGGTAAACAACACCGGAGTACTTCTAGCTGTAGTAAATGTTTGAGTTTGAATCGTTATTGGATGTAGGAACGCTTCATGTCCGGTTACAATATTTTTGGTTGCTTGAATAGTAACGGAACCAATAAAGCCAGTTACCGATACAGATACATCAACAGTGGTAGTTGGCACTGCTTCATAATATTTAACTGGTATTGCGCTACTGTAGTGTGTTATGATCCTATCTGATATGGCCAATCCCTGATAGTTTGTTTCTTGTTGGAAGTCATCGTAACGTTGTATTGGTCGTGTTACTGGCAACACTCCACCAAGTAGTTCAAGTGTGCCGTGTGCGCCAAACCTTGAGTCACCATATAGTAGTGTCTTGGTTGAGTTGCTGTTGAGCATGTACACACTAAACTTCAAATACTGTGCTTGCAATGCAGTTGTGTCTGCGGCGCTGATCGTTACCTTGGCCAACCCCTTAACACCTATACTACTGCCATCATCCAGCACAGTGGCAGTGTATGTGTTAACTTCTTTATCAGTTTGATCCATGACTACAAATTTGATTGTCTTACCGTAAATGTCTATGCGCTTTTGATCAGCGTTCTTAACATCTAGTTCAATGACGTTGTCCACGCCTTTATAAATTTTTATTGGTCTTTGGTACACAATTTTCCACTCCACAGGGTAGGCCGAGTCCAACACTATCACATCTGCCATGAGTTGGATTCGATTTGAATATAAATAACTTGAAATTTTTTGCATTGGAAGCCTCAACATATATTTATATGGTTAAACTAAGACAGACCACAGAACAACAATTACCCTTTATTAGCGTCATTAACTACGGGGAGTTAGAGTACGTCGGTATCATTATAAATCAGGATCAATACGTGACCAGCTTTTACGACATTGATGCTATTAAAACGCCTGATGAAAAGACCATATTTTTAGAAATAGGTGAAACATGGTGGTGGGAAAGTAACAGACAAATCCCAATAAACATATTTCTTCGCCGTGAAATAGAACCTTTTCGATACTGTATTAAGACTTTTAACAGTAAAGATGTGCGTATATTACTGGGACCAGTTGTTAATTTACTAAACTTATCAGTTAGACGCATCAAACGAAAAAGCGTTCAACTGGTACGCAAACGTTAACTATACCCGTAACTGACGCTTTCACAGATCTGATTCATCTGCACCACTATGGCTGTGGCATAGGCCACAGCATGACTCTTCTTAAAATGGTACTCACCAGTCGTTGGTTTCTCCCATATCTGTTCCATAATATCTATCTTCGTCATCTCTTGTAGGTATCGCTTGCCTGGGCGGATCAAAGCTAGGCACACGGCCAGTTCTAAGATACTCGTTGGCTTCTGCTTGCGTAGCAAGTCTCCATACCCGTTTATGTGAAACAACAAACTCGTAAAACTGTCGTCCTGTAGTAGATCCCATAATGGTTCTGTCTCCATAAGTTTTATCAAATGCGCTTCATCTCGTACATGTTCATACACACCAACATTTAAAAAGTCTATTTTAAAATAACCTCGATCTTCTGCTGTTTTATAATCAATACCCGCAATGTTGTTAACGGGATCATAGGGAATACGATGTGCATAAATGCCTGTGGCATGTGCAACTGGGCTCGAGTCTGCAAGCCGCATGGCCTTAACGTGCTCTAGTTTATTAAGAGCAAGATCTCTATCAGCAAAGTCAATATCAATATCTGGCATTAGTGTTTTATCTCTGACTCAAAAAGTTTTAATGGTAACTCATCTACCATTCTATCTGCCCATTGCTTGGCAAAATCTACATCATCAAATCCTGTAAACTTTACATATACTGCTAGGTCTTCTTCACTTACTATTACTTCCATGTTTAGTGGAACTGGTTCTGGACTCATAGGTTTGACTCCTTGGCAACTTGCCTAACTAAGTCTACATCGTCACTTAACTTCTTAAACTGCTTGATCCAATATGGCGGATCAATCATTGTACTTATCGCTGCCAATTGTTCATCACTGAAGTTGGATAACAATTTCTTTCCTGAGCTACAGTTTAACAACAACCAAGGACTTACCTTTCCATCCTTAACATCAAATACTGCTCTATTGACACTTACATAATTAAAATAGTGATGCCACACGCTGTTGTTATTGTCTGCCCATTCCATCATGTGGCCAATGCTTCTTTGTAGAGCAGTCTCAACACTTTCTGTTTTAATCAAATGCAACACATATTGTTCATACAATCCATCTCTGCACCAATGATCCAATCTAACTCCGCTTTTAACAACATAGTCAATGTATTGATCTGGGTATAGGGGATTGACATTACTAACAAAGCTACCAAACTTAACAAATGCATTGTAGTAAGAGCTGTGTGCAAATTCATCATATGTTTTAATCTTATCTTGCTTTTGTGCTATTTGATAAAACCTAACATATGCTTGATATCCAATTTGAACATGTTTCTCACCTTTGGCAAGATGCCTACGCTTTTGTTCACACATATGCACAACTAAAGTTTTTTCTTTAGAGAATTTACTTTTGCAGTGTTCACAAATGTATGGTTGATCAATCACTTTTAACTGTAACATTAGAAAAACTTATCAATTTTTTTATCGTCCCAACATTGTTCTTCTGCTAGATGTTTTAGCTCTTTGGTAGTCATCATATCTGCTAGCATTTCTAATTCATCCATCTTTCTACTGGGATACATCTCTTGTAGTAGTTTTAATTTTTTACCTTCGCCAGCTTTCTTTTTATTGCCAATCCATTCATGAAAGTATGCCTGTTTGTTTTCATAACCACAGCAACACAGCAGTTGCCACAACAGCTTTGGATGTTTGTACAACAAGTTCCAATGCTTGTTAAAATATTCATTTGTGGCCAATACAAAGTGTTCTTGTACTTCTCTGTTGCTGGTCCTTACACTACTAACATATCTATTAAGCAAGAAGAATTTCACATCTTTCTTTTGTTCTTCATCAAACAAATCCCAAAGATCTCTGCCGCCTTGATCCACTGCTTCCAATATATCTTTTAGTGCTAACTTACTCATAATGGTTTATCCTTGCTAAGCCTATATATCATTATAGCACGATCCAGGGCCTTTTGTAAAGTGATATTGGTTCGTGCTTCTCTCCGAATCTCACCCCACATCTTGTCTTCCATTATGTGTTCGTGTAGTGGCCTACCGTCATTGGTGCGAGGGTCTGGTTTATTTTCCATCTCGTATTTGTAGCCAATCAATGTACGATCCTTTTCGCCAAACTCGCGGGCATATACCTCATCACCATTTCGCTCGTATATGTAAGTTGCTCCAGGTTTAAGTGCGCCCATATGTTATCCGTATATACTTTCAACGTATGCATACTTGCCAACCCATTCTTTTGGTAAGTCAGTCCAAGTGCCAGTTAGTTGATCATCAATCCATCCTGTGTAATGCATACGATCTTTCCACCACCAAAATAATTTTTCCTTTGGCCAATTTGCAAAATACTGTTTAAAAAACTCTCTTGTACGTGGCTCTTTAAATAATTCAGGATCATAAAAGAACTTTTTCTTTTTTGCAACATTTTGGAAATTTAAACTGACAAAACAAAACTTGTTAGTATGTGATAATAGTTTTTGTGATACCCATGGTATATCAGCATCTGGAATAGTTTGTAGCACTTGTGTACATATAACACCATCAAACTTCATATTGTCAGGTGGCGGTACATCTAATCCTGGAACACAGGGATCGTACTTGTATACCTCAACACCTAGCCATTCGTCAAAGGTAGTCCATTGATCTACGGGCAGTTCAACACCGTTGACCATGCCCCAAGGTAATTTTTCAGTGTATTGCAACCCTTTACCACAACCGTAGTCTAGTATAGTCTTAGCGTTGTATCTTTGTACTAGATCTTTGATTTGATCTTGATACTTGACCACATCATATCCTGCCCAATTCTTAGGATTATTTTTTTGAAACTCTGTACCAAGTTGTACGGATTTGTCGTAGTAGTTTGATTTCATTTTTCTATAACAAAGATATATTCATGTCCATGTAATGACGGACCTCTTTTAGGTGTCTTTACTACAGGAGTGTTGACTGTATAAACAATTTTTCCGTTGACAAACGTTTCTAATTTATTTTTCCACCAATCAAAACTTTCAATTATTAAATGAGCGTTTCGGCCGTCTGGCAAATGCTTTTTAGCAGGATAACTGGCAATTAAAAGATAACAAGATTTTGTAAAAAGATTATTAATTGCTTTAAGTGTTTCATCTATCATTTCTGGTTCAATATGTTCTAATACGTCTGTTGATACTAATACTTCATAAGTATCGTTAGGTAAATTTTCAAACTCAGGCATACCAGGGTCATATCCTGTTACTTTAGGGATCGTTTCACCTAATAGTTTGTGCAAATCACCCTTGCCGCATCCAAAGTCTATTAGACTTGATGGATTATATGTTTTAAGAAAATCTTCAAGTTTTGATGCTACCTTTGTTCCTCTATAAAACATTTTAGGTTTTTGATGCATTTCTTGAAGTTGTTTCTTATATTCATCATTAATTAGTGTTGTCATTTTATTCCTCGTTTTGCTTTATACCAATCTCGATACGGGTGAGCTTTGCCTTTGCCACCGTATGATGCCATATACGCGGCAACAATTTCATCAATATTACTGTTAGTAGTTATGCCGTCCCTAATTAGATACATATGAGTTTTAACAGTATATGCATTGTTAAGATTTTTTATGATATATCTAATAACGTTATTTCCAGTGTATAGTCCGCTAATTCCACTCTTTTCTCTGATATCCATTTTTTCAAAGATATTTTCTGTTGTATCTATTGTTTCTTTTTTAGCAATTACAACAAAATCCTGCGTGTGCTTTCCTGCTTCTGCCGCAGACATTTTTCCATAAGGTTGGTTAAAATCCCAGCTATGAAAATGCCAGCCCAATAAAGACATATCTTGCTCACCCATTTTAACTTTATGAAACTCGTCAACAATTGCTTTTATTGCGTCGTCAGTGAACCAAATATCAGTTCTAATTTTTATAAAAAATGTTTCAGGTATAGAATCAATCGCCCATATCAAATCAAATAACTGAATTGCGCCACGTGCATCGTGCTTGTCGTATTTGCAAAACGGCCTATCTTTATTAGGTTTGGTAAAATTATATATTTGTATTTCGTCTATAGCTCTTAAACTATCAAACAATCGGTCATGCGTTGATTGCACAACATCTCTAAAACGATCAAACCCTGTGTAAATGATTGCAATCATTTGATAGTCTCTTTCCAAGAATGATAATACGCAAGTGCTGGATCTATTAAATCTGGCTTTTTACCGTTATTATAACTGTTTATATATTCCCAATATATTTCTATATCTGTAGGATATAAATTAAAATGTTTTCTAATTAAAAATATATTGCAAATTACTGTTGCGGCAATACTATTTTGAACAACAACCCATCGAAATAATTTATTACCGCTTCGCAATTTATTTCCATTCAATTGTGATAGTTTTGCATTTATTTTTTCTAAACTAATAATACATTCTCTACGTCCTATAATAATAAAATCCTGTACAGTGTTTGGTATTATATTGTTCTCATCAACATGTGACAAGTATGTTTTTTTATATTTTCTACCAGCATTGTCATTAATTAAATCTGACCCAAAGAAATAAACTCCTGCTTTTTTATCTACAATATCCTGCATTTCTTTTATAATAATTTCAATACTGTCATCAGTAAACCACGAATCAGTTCTCATTCTAATGATAATAGGCTCTACTGTTCTTTCAACACTTTGAATAAAATCCCATACTTGTACAGCGCCACCGGCTGCTCGACGATATGTTCCTTGATCTGCTGTATCTAAACCACCCTCATCATATGGGCAAACTGGTCTATTAGGGTCATTTTTTGTAAAATTATATGTTGTAACCTCACCAAAATCTTTTAATCTATCTATAAGTATTTGATGATTTTGTTTAACTACATTTTGATTAAACCTAACATCGCCGTTATAAATTAGTGCAATCATAAATAATCCTTTAAATTATCTGAATTCCTTTTTATGTTAACAGCAATAGCTCTTGGGTAAGGATTGGCCTCATTAAAGTCGTTAATTAATACTCGTTTGCTATTTGGCAATCCGCTGATTAAATTAAAATCTTTAAATCCTAAAGACATTAATATTTCTTTAGTTCTGTCATCATATTTTTTAGGTCGTGCTGTTGTAAATATGATTGTAGATCCTGAGTCTATGAGGGCTTTTATTCTTTTTATATTTTCAGTTAATGGAGATGGATCATCTCCATAACTGCCTTTAGGTTGTGCTTTAATTATTGTTCCGTCAATATCACAGAAAATGCAAGACTTATCATTAAACAAAAACCATTCTTCAGCAGTCCCTACGTCAATATAATCTGTTACGTGTTTTTCTAAAAATATTTTGTGATTATTTAAACAGTCTTCAATTATATGACTGACAAATATTTCTCCTACATCTCTATGTTGTAAATTTTCAAAAGTATTGCAAAATAATTTTGCAGATTCAAATTTGTAACCGCCAACACAAAATTTATTTGATATTACTTCTTTTTCAATAATGTTGGTAATAATTCCTTGATCGTTGGAAATAATAAAACTTTTTGATGATAATCTTTTTAATACTTCATGTTCAGCAATAGTAGAAATACATACATAATTACCATCACTTATATCATGATTAAAATAACTATCGCAATCTTTAATTAAAATACCAGATGATAAATCTATTTTAGATTGTTTAATAATTTTATATACAGTCTCAGCTGGACCGTTTGTACGTTCTTCTAAAATAACAACATTTATATTAGGAAACTCATTATTTAAATAACGAGTTATATTGTAAGCAGTTTCGTGTTCTCTTAAAATACCAATAGTTATATTATAATTATTTAAAAATGGTTCAATACTTTTTTCAATCATCATTTTTCCCGTATAGTCAGTTAACGTATATTTGGGACGCATATTAGGAAATCTTGTAGATAATCCTGCGGCGGGTATAATTATTTCCATAATTTTATTATATTCTCTAAAATAAATCTTTGTTCTTTAGTTTTTGGAATAGTGTAGTTCCAAACACGTAGCAACATTAAAATTAGCAAATAGTCATTGTTTGCTAATGGGAATTCATCTAAAATTTTATTTTGTATATATTCCAATTTAACATCTAATTTTAAATGTTCTTTTCTTACAAACCATTTACATTCTAAATCTTGTCGCATCTTAGCAATATCAAACACCCAAGAATCGTATGTGGTAGTTACACAATCAATAAGATAAAAGTCATCAAGATCTGAATATATAATATTCTCTAATGTAAAATCGCCGTGATACATTGATTGTGGCAATTTTTTAGGCAATCTATCAATCAACTCATCTATTGAAAATGGAATCAATGGGTGAAGTTTAATATTTTTTAAGTTTGAATAGTAAACATCAGTATAATCTTTTTCAACAGAATTTGTAGACAATCTATTAACAGTTTCTTTAATAAAATTAATCAAGTGCTCTGGGGTTCTAGATTTTAAATAAGTTTTTAAATCCAAACCATGGATGTATTCCATATCTAATTGACAATCTATTTTACTATAAATTGTTGGTACTTTAAATCCTTGTTCCTTTAAAACAGTTAGTCGTTCATAATTTCTATCAACATTATTAATTTTTCTAACAAATAGATGAGTTGAATTTTCAATCAAATAAACCTTACTTCCAGAAAATCCATCTAATTTCTTAATCACATTTTCCATTATGTCTTAATATGTTGATGCATTATATCCAATAATCGGCCTTCATGATGCAATATTCCAATAATATTATGAGACCATGGTTTAATTGTGTTTAGTATAGTTGTTTTATATCCAGCAGATTCAATAATAAGTCTGTGCCCGTGATCACCGTGGCCATCCTCTTTATGATTTCCAAAATATATAGTTGCTCTACCATCTGGTGACGGCAAGCGGCATCCATTTATATTCTCAAGATCAATTGCCCACTGGTCTGCTTTTACACCACCAATGTCTTCAACCTCTTTAGATATTGTTGTAGCTTGGGGGTTAAATGCTATAATTTGATTTGCTTGTATTTGGGGTTGGTAATACAATGCGGCCCAGCCGCCCATACTTTGTCCAAAAGAAATATCAGGCGGGCCGTGTTTATCTAATTTATCTTGTATTTGATTTTTAAATTTAGGATCCAAATACCAAGTGTTATCATCGTCTTTAAAAGACACATTAGTACAACCTAACTCATTAAATAGAAAATCCCATTCATCAATAGGACGTTTTCTACCTACAAATGAAAAAACGATAGTCATTTAGCAAACCCTACTGTTTCCCTTTCAATATCGTTGTGGTCAAACTCTGCCCAGTACAATTCAAATGCAACACAATCTTCAATGGCTTCAAACTGATGATATTCTCCAGGAGCTACCTTTGTATACTGCCCAGCAGTCAATACAGTTTCGTCCACTAGATCATAATTGTTCTTCCAAACACGAATAATCATTTTGCCCTTCTCAACAAAGAAGCCATTCCATTTATATTTGTGCGTGTGTTTACTACACGTTCCGCCTGCTTGGGCTTCAATACGATGAAACTCCAGCACACCGTTTGCTTCAAGGAGTTCAGTTACTCCCCACACTTTACCTGCTTTCATTTTTGTCCCCTTATTGCTCTAATGCGATCAGCTCTTTCATGAAACTCTCTGCAATCTGAATCACAAAATACACCCTGTGTGATTGGTTCGTCACAGGCCAAACAAAGTCCAGTTTTTTCTGGAACTTTCATTCTTTTGGCCAAAGCCTCTGCTATTCTACGCTCTTCAAATTCTTGAGCATCATCAATTATATCTGCCATACTACTATCCTATAAAATCTTACTAACGTCGATTATTTCACTTTGTCTACTTATCTCTTTGACAAAGTAAGCACATTCTGGTTTGTGATCAGTACTTAGCGGAGTTGCTAATAGTTGATTATTTTTCATTTTAGGAAAGTACCATTTGACATCGTTATAAAAGTTTACAATTTCAATCTTTCTAAACTCTACTCTAAAACTACTCAATGGATTAAAGATTAATGCATCAAACCCCCGATCATTTAAACTGGTCAATGGTAATATTTCCACATCGCATCCACTTGATGCATCTCCTACTGCTATGCTCCAATCAATGGGCATGGCAATTTCTTGATTACCAATTCTAAGAACCATTGCTGGACTATTGAACGACTCTAAAAATATTAGAGGCATAAAAAAGAAGTCTGGTTCTTTTGGATCACTGTTATCTAAAACTGCGAATCTTGTATTCTCATCTACCTCATCAGGTAAATTATTTAATGAAAAAAGTTTGTTTTCTAATGTTAATATCTGCATAATTCCTTATTTTTGCCAATCCACTTTATCTAATGTAAATGGATATTTGGCTTCCTTGTAAAATTTCTTCCTTGCTGTAAGGTGCCGTTTGGCAAACTTACACGTACTGGTAACGTCCCATATTTGGACAAAGTCTTTGTCCTCTGCTCGTCTAATGCCTCGCCCAATACTTTGTATAACCCTGACAAAGCTCTTTCCGGGCTCAAGAAGAACCAGATTAAAAATCCTTGGGATATTAATACCAACAGCGGCCACACCGTAAGTCGCCACAATAATCTTGTTAGTGCTTGTTTTAATTTCATCATATTCGTCTTTTCTATCTTTGGTCTTTACCTCACCACTGACAAATACTGCATCTGGTAATTCATTAATTAAGAATTTTCCAGAATCAATTCTGTTTACTAATACAAGAGTATTGCCACTGTTGGATATCTGTTTAATCAAGTTACTAATATAAGCCATACGTTCATCATTAGTAACAAGATATTTTAATTCTGATTGATAATCTCTAAACTCAGGTAAGTCAATCATCTGTACAACGTTAACGTGACAGTTACTTAGTACACCCTTTTCCTGTAGTTCATGTGCTTTAATACCGCCCACTACCGGTCCAATGCTTGCAAAAATGCTTTCACTTTCAAATGCTTCTTTAGGTACAGTACCAGTAAGCCCCCAACGAATACATGCATTGCTGAGATTTTTAGTTAGCAAGTTCTTTAACACTTCAGCTTTAGCCATGTGTACTTCGTCAACTATAACTGTGCGTACACCATCTAAAAACTCTGCAAGTGTTAAAATATCATGCTCGTGATTCTTACTTTTCTTTTCAAGTATGTTTAAACTTTGCCATGTACATATAGTGTGAGTTTTATTTAAATCTTTACGATCACCGTAGTAAACACCAACGTCTAAGCCAACATTAATAAAATCTTCTTCTGTTTGTTCAACTAGACTTTTGTTGGGCACAATAGTAATAGTACGACCATATTGTTCGCACAGTTGACTCAGTGTTGCAGTGGTAATTGTTTTACCAGCACCAGTAGCAATCTCTTGTAACGCTTGAGGATTCTTTAAAAATATATTAACAGCGTCAACTTGATAGTCACGCAACATAATTGGTTGACCTTCTTGTTGATGACCTTTGGGCCATACTTTACCTTGATCAGCCCAATATGTTTCAGTTACTTCATCAAATGTTAATTTAACAGGTTGTCTTAAATCTTCTACGTCAGCGATCTCAATACCCATGTTAGTGAGTATTTCAATAATCTTTTCTAGTTGATTTAGGTATCCATTGCCCCCAATACCAAACAAACTGGTCATGCCATCCCAACGTCCCAACTTGAATGCTGGGTGGTACCTTGCATGGGGTATTTCATATTTGAATGTATTTGCCAGTTTACGTCGTGCCTCAAGCTCAAGACCTTCTAGCTTGATGTTAACTTCGTCTTTAATAATTAACTTACACGATGACATCTACGGTTCCTATCATTGGTTTTGAACTAGTATAGTATACTATCAAATCGCAACTATTGCAATACACACTTGTTTTATTATTTCTAAATTGATTTGAAAAACTAATCACTGTTTTAGGATACCAATCAGACTTTAAAAAGAATTTAGGTATTTTTCCATTTGCTATAACTGACACTCTATTATTGTTGTCCAATTGTTTATTGAAACTGTATTCACTGATTAGTTTATTAAATTGCTCGCCGTCGCCAGCATTATTGAATCTAAAATATACACCTACGTTTATTGTTGGATCAACTGCATCAACAACTGTTTTTACTATTTTTAAATTTTTAACTGACGCACCGGCATCATACTCGTCAAAAATACATAGTGCTGGCATTTTTCTTAATTGTCTAATTGCTTGTGCAACATCAAGTAGTGTATACTCAGATGAGTTAATAAAAATTTTAGTGTTTGTTCGTTTTGCTATTTTGTTTGCCAGTGTGCTATCGTCTAAATTACTGTTAACATTATATTGAAATTCAATTTTTCTGTCTTCTAATAATAGCATATTGGTTGAATCAATGACTCCAATATTTTTAATTAATCTATTTTTTAATTTAACATTTGTTGTTTTATGAATGTCAAGTGAGTTCTTTGTTCCTGATAAATCTAAACTGCAGACGTCGTTGTATAATTTTATTACTTGTTCAGACTTGTCAAAGTTGTGTTTATCAAATTCTTTTACTATGTTATACAAATTCTTTTCAGTGAGTAAAAAACTCGTACGCCTACCTAAAGTAACAGTAGACGCTGATCCTTCAATATTTCTAGTAATAGTTGTTAAGGATTTTTTTATCTCCTTATTAAACGAACATTCAATATCTATAAAAGACTCTCCAGCTGAATTTTTAATTATTGATATTTGTTTAACAATCTCTACAGTTTTAAAACTTCTAGACCAGCTGGGATTTTTAAGACTGGGTATAAGTTCACTACCTATAAAGTCCAGTGCTTCCATATTTTCTTGTAAAATTTTTATTAGTAATCTTCCTTGAGACTCTGTAATAAAGGCAGGCATTTGAATCATGCGCACCAAATTCTTTAAAATTCTGCGATCTTTAACTGGCACTGATGAATTTAGTTTATCAATACCGTGTTGTTCGATAGTTAGTAGGATATTATCTATTGTCAGCATGATACAATTTTATACTATCTGACACTAAATGTCAAGTGTTTATTTTATTTAATATGCGATTAAGTGGAGTACTCTTGGCAATTTCATCCACTGTCCATTCGGTATATGCGAGGTCGTTTGCCCATTGCTGTCTGTTGGGTTTGAGTGGTGTTTCAATTGTATCAAACGAATAGTTTGCCACAGCATGTGCCAAACTATCAGGCCCTGTAAATACTGGTACACCGTCCAGCACTGCTTCAATGGCCGGGTTAGAACTCCAATTGACTACACAGTGGGCTGTTGAAAGTTCAGTGCCAAAATCATAAAAGTCCTGTACTATGTCAATTCTTTTAGGCATTGATTCTACTACGTTTGACTCTTTGTTATTAAAATTAAACGGGTAGCGAGGATGACTCCTAACTTTTATAGGTCTATCAGTATACTGTCTTATTTCCTGTATAGTATTTGAAATCCAATCACTAACTGGTGGCATATTTCTCCATTGATGACTAGCTTGATGTTGACCACAAATTATAATGCTGTTATCTTCTTTTGTATCTTTCCAGTCCTGTATATTAATACCCAATGCTGTTAGGCGAGCGTTATCGTTATTAGTAGCGTGTCCAAAGTATGCCTCATTGTTAATACCACCAACAGCCACTTTCCATGTGACATTTCTCTTTAATGCGCCAACTTCTAATACTATTATGGGCTTGCTTTGTTTTGTAAAATGATCCCATACTGCTTTATTTTTAGACATTCTTCCGTACCAAAGCACACTCCATATAACAGCCACATCGGCATTTAAATCATTGTCATGAGCAGTGTGTCCTAGATGCTGTACACCTTGTTCAAATGCTGAAAATACTGGGACAGAGTTTAATGCACCGTGCTGTTTAAATAAACCAAAGATCATTTGTCGTCCATAAATAACTACATATTTAACTGTACAGAGGTAAGCCTTGAGAAAATTTACAGCAGTCACAACATTTAATCAAAACGGTTTAGATGCTTACGCTAGGCGATTCATTAATAGTTTTGCTATTAACATGCCTATACAACTTATGGCCTATGCCGAAGATTGTACTCCTGAACCAACTAATAATGTAGAGTGGTTTGATTTAGTAAAGGAAAGTTCTGAACTAGTTGCATTTAAAACCAAATGGGCTAATGTGCCCAAAGCCAACGGTGATGTTACTAATGATCCCGTTAGATCAAAACGCCGTGATGCAGGCAAAGGTTTTAAATGGGACGCAATTAGGTTTAGTCATAAAGTGTATGCTATATTCGCAGCCGCAAAAAGAACTGATGCCGATGTACTAATATGGATGGATGCTGATACAATTTGTCATAGTGCAATGCCTATAGAGTTTTTAGATACGTTTATTCCAGAAGATAAGGATGTTTGTTTTCTTGGACGTAAAGATAAATTTAGCGAATGTGGATTTTATTCGCTAAATTTAAAATCTAAAAACACACAGAATTTTTTAAAACGGTTTCAAGAAGTTTATGATGATGCTGATAATGGTATCTTTACTTTAGATGAATGGCATGATAGTTATGTATTTGATGCAGTAAGAAAACCCATGCAACTAAATGAACTTGATTGGAGTTCTAATTTAATTACTGGTGAGGGGCATCCTTTTATTAATACTGATTTAGGAAAATACTTAGATCATCTTAAAGGCAAAAGAAAAGATTACGGTAAAAGCCTTGCATCTGATTTAAAAATAAAAAGAGAAGAGAGTTATTGGCAATGAAACAATCATATAATTTTTGGTTTCCAGACTATGACGATCACTTTCCAAGGATGCTTGATAAAAGTATATTAAAGGATGGCGTTGCTAGATATCAATGGCGGGCAAGAGATGCGGCTGTTGATGCGTGTATTCAAAAAAGAATATGCATTGACATAGGAGCAAACGTAGGTTTATGGTCATGTGATCTTGTCAAGTCATTTGACCATATTATAGCGTTTGAACCTGTAGCAGAGTTTATTGAATGTTTTAAGAAAAATGTTTCTAAAACTAATTACACTATTCATCAAATGGCTTTGGGGCGCACTGAAAGTTTTATAGAAATGAATATTGTACAGGGAAACACTGGTCACACTCATATTGATCAAACATCAATGGGTAAAGGAACCATTCCTTTAAAAACTTTAGATAGTTTTAATCTAACAAACGTAGACATGATTAAGATCGATGTTGAAGGGTTTGAAGGTGAGATACTTGCCGGTGCTATGAAAACTATTGAACAAAATAAACCAGTGCTAGTAATTGAGCAACAAAAACACGAGTATCAAAATGATATGAACGAAACTCCAGCAATTAAAATATTAGAAGGCTGGGGTTACCAAGTAGTGGAACAGTTTAATAAAGATTGGGTGTTAAAATACAAAGGCGTTCTCTAATAAATCTCCAAGCAGATCCATTTGAAACCTCGTCATCATTCCAGTGGCTTTGGCTAACTTTATTGATCCATTCAGTCCTATCATGCATGATTGGATTTGCTATATTTTTTAAATCTGTATTACATACTGGCCATGTTTGACTTTGTCTAGGCATAGCGTCAGTCACAAATACTGGGACTCCGTGAATTAAACTAGCGATTCCTGGACTGCTGTTGTATGTAACAGTTGCCCAACAATTTTGTAAGTCGTCAATCAAATTTGGGTTTGAACTAACCCTGTACTCATTTGAAAATTTCAAATGCTCTTGACGCCTATCTCCAGGATGCTTTCTAACTACTATTGGTCTGTTGGTGTTTTTTCTTATTTCTTTTATTGTATTGTCTAACCATTCTTGAACATTAGTTCCGCACATACTCCAACCGTCTACACGCTGTAAGCACACTAGGATATGTTCACCAGTTGTTCTATAATCTTTTAATTTAATGTTTAGTGTATCACTAATAGATTCCCATCTTGTAGTGTCTATCTTATTGTCAAAATAGAATCCAGTTGTTGGAAATATGCCATTAAGACTGTATCGCAAGTAGTAGTTTGCTAAACTTGGGCTGGCAAATTGAAATAAATTACTGTCAATAACTATTACATTTTCATGATTATCAAGTATGCGCCTACGTAATTGTAAGTGTGGGGGTGTTGTATCACTATGCACAAACCCTTGCATAACCGCAACATTGCAGTCAACTAAGTTAAACCCATTAACAAATTCTACTTGATCTGATGATTTTAAAATACCTTCACCAAATCTTTTAAGAACAGCTAACTTAGTTTCACTTTTATTCTTTGGAATCGCTGTTAGGTAAATTGCTATTTTCATTTAATATTGACCATGCGTACCCGTTGCGCATCTCTAATTCAGTAAATTGACTATATGCCAAGTTAGCGGCCCACTCTTCAACTTCATCAAGCGTTGGGGTATATAGATCTTCTACATCAGCTAAAGAATGTTTACATAAAAAGTGTGCGGCATTGGGTCCTAAAGTAATTGCTGGTTTGCCCAATAACAACGCTTCCGTTGCCGCAATACTGTTAAATGTAATCAAACAATGCACATCTTTTGACAATGCATCTTCTAATGTGTCAGTGTGCATACGCACTTCTCTGCTTTGTTTTAATCGTATAACAATGTTTCTATCAGTGTGTTTTTTAAGTTCTAGCAATGTTTCTTCCATCCACTGATCCAAATCAAGATCATAAAATTTCATTACTTTTGCTGACGGTGGACAGATCAATATATTTGATCCTCGACTAAATTTATGTGGCTGATACCCAGTTGCCATTAATCTATCTCGTGGACGATTAATAATTGGATAGATGTTTTGTAAATGATTTTTTGTTATTCGATGATATAGTTTACGTTTGCCATTACCAAAGTAACCAGTATCTATATAGTAAAAATCTCTCTTGGTTTCCCAACAAGTATGTATTTGCTTACGTTTTGCAATGCCTCTAATGACCACTGGCGAGTTATTGCCCTCAATCATATCCCAGGTTGTTATTTGGCCACCTGAACCAATCATAAAGTTTTCTAACATAGGGTCGTACACATTTCCTTTCCTAGCGTATCTAAATTCACTGTCAACAGCATATACACGTTTAGGTGATAAGTTTGTATCAATTTCTTTAATTAAGTCATCTCTTGTAGTTTTATAATATTCATTATTTGAGTCCATACGGTACTCAACCATTTTATCAATAATATTATTAATCTCTTCTGGCAAGTTTGCATACTTGTGAGGAGGCGGTGGAGATGTATTTGCTATTACCATCTCGTTACGTATCATTTCCCAATGATAACCGTACTCACAATGCTTATAATTGTCAAACCAAGGCCCACCTTCAGTGTAGTGTATAACATGTGGTGTTCCGTCTTTTGGTTCATGATAGTGATTAACTAACCAATTCCAATGGTGTGTTAACTCACCAATCTCTTCGTTTTTAAGCCAATTGAATCTATGTAGGTATTGACCAGTTTCTGTGTTAACTAGGTCGGGCGTAACTTTTTTATTTGATGGGTGTCCACAGTTCCATAGTATTACTGAGCTCCAGTTTTTTCTTGGATACGGCAACTGTTTTTGTCCGTCCATCTTTAAACCTTCAGGTGGAGTGTAGTCATGTTTAACAACCATTACTGCATATTTTTCATCAGCATACTTCATAATTTCAGCCGGATCAAGCATCCATATGATGTCACAATCACAAAATATTGCCCAGCCTTCATAGTTCATTAGTGCTGGTACTAGGAAGCGTGTAAATGTAAATGCTGTTGAACTCAGCGGATCTTTTTCTCGCCAGTATAGGTTAGCCTCTTTAAGTTCTTCCTGCTTTAAAGGAAACACTTGTGCTTTTTTATTATTACGTTTAACAGAATATTCGCATACCTTGTATGCAATATCTTCTCGATCATCGTAGCCTACAAATACTTTCATTTTCTTTCTATGTCCTCTTCAGAGCAGTTTGATCCATATTGTATTTCTATGATACGTAATGGTTCCAATGTTTCATTGACTAACTGATGCCACTCGTTATTGGCAATCCATGTGTGGTCAAATTGTGTAAATTTGCCAACTAATTCAGAATCTGTCTTTCTATTAAGTGTATAGACAGTTGCTTCACCTTCACTAACAAACCAAAACTCTGAACGCTGTTTATGCTTTTGCATACTTAGACTTTTACCTGGTTCAACAGTTAACTCTTTGAGTTTTACTTCTGCGCCTACTTGATGTAATACTTTATAATAGCCCCATGGTCTAGTGGTTTTTGGACTTTTCCATTCTTCAAGGATCCAACTGCTTGAGTTTTTTTTGTCTTCACCACCAACGCCAAAAACAAATTCAACATCTTCAAAAATCATTTCTGGTATGTTGTCTTTTGTTCTATCGCCGCCGTTGGCAAAGATTAATTCATCATCTGGATAAACTTCTTTAACACGTTTAATAGCATCAATGGCTGATCCATCGCTGTCATCAAAAGAAAATACGATGTCTACCATTTTTAAATTTTCAATAATAGCAGAACGTTCAGACCACGGCATAAACTCGTGACCTTTCTTTCGACGCAGCCATTCGTCAGAGTTTAAGCCAACTGCAAGAGCATGGCCTAAATTTTTAGCTTCTTTGAGTAGGGCAATGTGCCCAGAGTGTATGGGGTCAAACCCACCTGTAACAATCACTATTTTCATAGTGATATTTATATACGTAGATTACTCTACTAAATTATTTTTCTTTTGTATTTTGCTGGAACGCCTGCATACAAAGTATTTGATTCATAAGTTCCAGATAACACTACAGAACCTGAAGCAATTACAGCATTATCGCCAATAGTACATGGTCCTAGAATAATTGCATTACTTGCAATCCAAACGCCTTTCCCTATAACAATATCGTTACCTTTTCTAGGAAACGCCCATCTTTCTTTTTTAGTTTTACTAATATCATGCGACCCAGTTATTACTGTAACATTGTTTCCAAAAAAAGTAAATTCACCAATTGATACTGATCCAGAATTTAAATTAAAAAATGTATTGGATAATTTTACGTTTGACTCGCATTCAACTTTTCCGTAATTCCCGTACATTACTGGTGTTTTAGTTAATTCAAAAGCAATGAGGGGTGTTAATTTTTTAGCAAGATCAAGCAGTTCTTCATTGTTCATTATAAAGAAGCATCTTCCATGCCAGCAGTACGTAGTTTAATTACGTTACTTAACTGCCATTGTTTAATATCTAATGCTTTGGTAATGCCCAGCCACTTGTTTCGTAGTAGTGCAAATTCATTGATAATTTTTTCAAAATCAACCACATCGCTCTCACCATCCACGTATTTTTCAACATCGCGGCTGGTAAGAGCTCTCTGGTAATTTTCCAAGTACTTACGAAAGTGTTGACTACGAAGACGTCGTAATTCAATGTTTAAATATTCAAGAATAGCTTCAATCTCTTGAAGTTGATTAAATCTATGTTCCACAACACCAGGCATATTGGCAGCTGCCTTTTCAATATTTCCCGTTATACGGACATCGCTTTTTGCTGCCTGTAGCTCGGCTTCGTAGTGTAGCACAGCGTCAGGAATATGACTTATATCCTTACTAATCTTGTTATACCACATTAATAATCTTCTTCTTCTTCGTCGTCTATGTCTTCGTATTCTTCAACAATTTCTTCTTCGTCATTTTCAAGGTAATACTCAATAGCATGATCCAAATCGGCATCCACACCACGAGCACCTTCTAATACTTTGTCTTTAACGCCATAGTCTGCAAGTAGATCAACATATTTTTCCGCTATTGCGGCAACTTCTTTTTTGTCAATGTACTCTTTAAACAATAGCCAAACGTCTGCAATTTGATTGTCAT